AAAACTTTAGATTTAATAAAATCTAAAGTTCTAGACCTCGCTATGATGCGCGTGGAGGGACTTGAACCCCCACGTCAAAGACGCTAGATCCTAAGTCTAGTGCGTCTGCCAATTCCGCCACACGCGCAGAATATCACGGTTTCTCACGTTTTCCGGTGCGTTTTATTCGTTCCTACGCGTTAGACTCTTACGCAAGGCTTAACGGTAGGCTATCCGCTTAGATCGATGGGCTAAACGTCAGGTGCGCCGCTGCGTGTATCTAACGCGCTCGACCGGCGAAAAGTATCTTACCACGTGCAGGGATCGAAAGTCAAGTTTTTATTAGTGGGAATTTATTGGAGACGGGAGCCGCGTAATGAAGCGCGCATAGCCGTCCTTGCTTTTGATTAAGAGCGCGGGAGAGCGAGCATGTCTTCGAGTTCAAACGGGGCGAGTTCGTCTTTGAATTACGGTAATACCGAGTATGTACCGAGGAATACCACGAGGACAAAAATAATAAAGGCGCTCCGCCAGGTGGACCCCAACGTAAGCGCCGCTGATTTCTGTTAAGTAGCGTATGCAACGCACCGTCCGAAAAATGCAAGTACGACGATGTAATACGCAAATTATTCCGCGGGCAGTCCCGCCGCCTTACGCAGCTCGTTCGCGAGCCAGTGGATGTAATCGGCTTGTTCTTTGTTCCCCGCGTCGTTCGCTTCTTTCCAAGACGGCGACATCCACGTATTGATGATCGTTTGAGCCACGCCTTTATCAAGCGCCACGTCTTCCGCCTCCTTTGCGCTTGTGCATTGTGCATAAAATTCCGCGTCCATAACGTTAATGTCGACGGTTCCGATGATTCCAGCGCAAGCCCCCGTTTCCGAATATTGGAACACGGACCATCGATTCCATAACGGATTGCTCATCGGTTGCTTGACGCCGTAATGCGCAATCCATAGCGGGAACTCCGCCAGCTTAGCGCCGCAATAGGTTCTCGCAAAGCTTGCGCCGGTATAAAGCATGACGCTCCGATCGGTTCTGTTCTTAACCTCGCTAAGCCATTCGTATGCCCATGCAGTCACCGCGCTAGCACCGATATTAGCCGCTTTTCCTTCGAGGTCGAGAACATGCGGAAGCGACGATGGATACTCGCTAACCGCTGATAAAAAAGCGTTAACCTCGGAGGCCGCGCTGTTTAATTCGGGATGTGCGTAGTGATAAAATCCGATCGGAAGACCAGCCGCATGCGCTTCGGCGGCGTTACGTTGGAATTGCGGGTCGACGTATCCAACGCCGTCTGTCGCTTTGATAAACGCAAATTTGACGCCGGCAGAAGCTACTTGCGGCCAGTTAACAATTCCTTGATGGCGGCTAACGTCAATTCCCGGTAAGTCTTTCTCTGTTATCGCTTGCATGGTATGCGTTATACTCCCGTATTACTGCCGTCAGACTTTGTTCCGCCTCCGCCGCCCGTGCTATTCTTCGTGTAGTGGTATGCGCCACTCGCCGTTAAGCCGATAACGCAAATCAGCGTAACTTTCGATTGGATTTCGTCAGGAACGAGCACGAACACGGCCGCGATAAACAGCGCAAAGACAGGCGCAAGTTTTCCGACGGTGGCCTCGTATTTGGTCCCGGCCCCAAACGCTTTGATTACGCCGACAATCGCTGCCACCAGCGCAGCCAGCGTTAAAATATCGTTCGTCATTTCCATTTTGCGTCACTCCTTATCGGTGATCCGGTCTTTTAGTTCGCGAATCTCCGAAATGATTACATCGTACTTATCGGAAAACTTATCGAGCAATGCTTGGAGGCGGGATTCGCGCTCCTTATTCGCCTTCATGACGTAGACGAGCAGCCAGACAAACAAAACCGCAAACGGGCCTTGCGTTAGAAAGTATTTCATAATATCGGTTTCCACGCGCTGCCCTCCGTTTCTTCATTTTGGGATACCGTAATAATTCGCTTTCTTCATAAATAACGCCACATAGCGAAAGTCCTCGCGGGTTATCGTTTCGCCGCGATCGTACTTTTCCGCCAGGTTAACCCAAAATTCCGGCGTATCAATCACGCGCCCGCACGATTTCTCGCAAATCTGGCGTATGGTATCGCGTATATCCATTGCGTCGAAGTCCGGTTCTGCCACGTCAAAAGGTGCGCTTAAATCGAGTATCGGCCACGGATATCCGCCATAACGCGTGCATTGGCGGAGATAGGCGCGGGTTTCATCGACGCTTAGCCTTCGCCCAAGCGCTCGTTCGGCGTAGTCGCGAATCAAGAGCGCGGCGGCCGTAACGTGCGGCGCTGCCTGCGAGGTTCCGGATAGTGTCACAAAGTTTCCATACAGCGATGATGATTCAACGTCAACGCCCGGCGCTAAGCATGTGAGGTTTGCGTTCGTATTTGTAAAGGCGGCAATCTTTCCGGAACGGTCAATCGCGCCAACTTCGATTACGCGTGGATCTCCTCCGGGAAAAACGTACTCATCCGTATCGATTCGGCCGTCACCGTTATTGCCCGAGGCCGCAACGATTGGCACGCCGGCGTCGATTGCGTATTGCACGGCGCTTTGCAGGCCGACGTTATTGTACAGCGTCGAATAGGATACGTTAATCACGTCAGCCCCGCCATCGACCGCGCACCGAATCGCGGAGGGAAGCCCGCCGCATGCGTCGATTTTTACCGCAAGAATACGGCAATCCGGCGCTATGGACGCGATGATTCCCGCGACATGCGTGCCGTGTCCGTCCGTATCCGTAAAGTCTACGGAACCACCGATTACACGGCCGGATAGCAAGCGATGGCTTGCGTCAACCCCCGTATCGACAACGGCGGCTATGCGGCCCTTTCCGGTCGAGCGCGGATAAAACGAAGGAGCGCCGATATACTCAGCGCCCCAACTAGACATAATCATCGCCTGTAATCGCTTTGAACTGGTCAGCGGTGATCCATCCGGCCCGGACAAAGACCTGGACGTCGGCCTTTGAGTACAGACCATCGTTATAATATTCGCTAATCCAATTGAACCACATCAGGCTCCACCTCCGAGTTGGGCAAGCTGCAACATGATCTGTGCGTTTTGCTCCTTTAAGTCCGCTACTTGCTCTGTGAGCGGCTTTTGGTATACTGGGGGCTGCTCTGGCTGGGCAGTGTCGGGGTACGAAAAGACGATAGTTTTTGTTGCAACATCGACTTTGTATCCGTTACATTGGGCAAAATCGTCGGCATACTGTCCGTATTCCAACTGGATGTAATCGACGGTATCCCGTACCCTCTCTTGTAATACCGCATAAGTCGCAAAGTCTTCATCGACTGATGTTTCCGTTACTGCTCCCCAACGTTCACCTGTATCCAGAATCGGATTTCCTGTTGCTTTATCATAATAAATTTTTCTTCCAATTTGAGCCATTTAAACCATCTCCTTCCCTATTCGCAGGCATACCAGTAAACTACTGTGCCTACCGGAATATTCAAACCTGCCGAAAATCCACTACTGGTTATGCCCCATCCCACAGTGTTAACGTATACCGATCCGCCGGGATAAATTTGGTAATCGTTGGTTCCATTGCTGTTCGGATGATAGGACTTCTTGCTGTGCAGTGAGCCGTTGTACCACATAACCAAAATAATTAGTCGCGGTTGAAATCTGAGACCAGAAACCGAAAACGTAATATTGCCGCCAGTAGAAGGTGTATTACTTCCTTCCGCGTACCGTTTTGCAGTGCCAGATACACCGAAAATGCTACCGCGAATGTTATCCGGTATAAGGTTCGCGTCCTGGATACCCATGATATTTGCGTCCCAGTACCCCGCGGAGTATTGAACATCCACCGCAGAATCTCCGTTTGAATTTGACCACGGAACAATTCTCCAGCCCGTATTGACCGGCATGCTGCCTGTATATTTTGCCCCCTGTCGGTAATAAGTCTTGCCTGATTTTACGTCAGGGTCTGTAGCGGTCGCATCAGCGGTAAAATTACCCTGCACGTTAAAAATATTAGCCCCGGCTTTGATATTTCCCGGGATCAGGTCCGTGTCCTGTATCTGCACGCCGACCCCCGCGCCGCCAGTCCAGTATCCCGCTGGCACAGGTACATATACTTGGGTATTGGAGTCGCCATTTGTCCATCCGGCAATATCCTCCAGACCGTTATGGATCGGCATGGTTCCGGTTTGCTTGCTCCCGCCCTGGTAAAACGTCTTCCCCGAGAGCACATCTCCCGGCCCCGCGGTTGCGTCGGACGAGATTGCTCGGATAGCCGTTGCCAACTCGTCGAATGTCATCGATCCATTCGCTAATTGATTCATGTCAGCAATGGCGTCGGCAACCGTTATTTTCCCATCACTGACATTTTGAAAAAGCTCGTTTACTGCATTAACCAGGTTCGATTTATCCGTTGTCCTTAACGTCGACTTGTCGCCGACATCCGCTTGCTTCGCTGCGTTCGTGTCAACCGCGTCAACGAACGCATTATGATTAGCTAAGTTAAAATTATCCGTTGACTCCGGCCGCGGAAGGCCGAGTCGAGGCGTTGTTGTCGCCATAGGTCACGCTCCTTACGGTTGATATGCTTCGTATTGCGCCCACGTCTCGCCGAGCGCGTCAATGTCAGCCCACGTCTGCCCTCGCGAATCAACCTCGCTCCACGTTGCGTAGGTAAATACGAAGTCTATCGCTAAGTGTGCCGGAACAATCTCGCGGAGTGCATTTTGGATATCCGTCATATTCGAGGGCCGCCCGTATGTGGAAACGAATCGTACGGCAATCGTATAATTCGCATTGTCCTCGGTTACCTCGACTTCGCCGTTGTTATACGATTCAGCCACGTTTTTAATCAGCGCTACGGTAACGGTTCCCACGCCACGGAGCCTCGCTTTAATTGCGCTACGCCGCTGGTCGTAGGGCTTCGTTTCGTCCGTTTTAATCCCGCAAATACGCTCCCAATTCGCAAGCCCCCACGTTGCCGTGTCGACGAAAAATTGCGCAAGCACATCCGCAATCGCCGCGTTCAAATCGGATACCTCTGCGGATTCTTGGTCGAGGAGATTGCCGACGATACGCGAATCATCGTAATAGCGCGGGAGGTAATCGCTCATACGCTGGCGATAGTCGGTCATGTCAGCGTCACGCTCCCGATAACCGCCACGCTACCGTCCGCTATCGTAATATTCGCAGTGCCGCCGTTTACCGTCAGATTTGCGTAGTCCAATACGCCGTCTACGTCGAGGATGACGTTGGCGATCTGCGAATAGCGTACGATCGGGTCGACGAACGCCAGCGTCTTCAGATACGCAACGATTCCGGTTTCAATCGCTCCTTGTACATCAGCGACCGTTTTCCCCGTATCGAGCGTCAGCGTAGCGCTAACATTAATCGGGACTTCCGTCGCACCGACGACCGTAACCGTAGCGCCGACCGGACGGACGCTTTCGATATGGTCCGCTACGGACGTAACGAGGGAAGCGTCAGGAGCAGTCTTATCCGTATCGAGGAGTACGACTTTAACCGTACCTGGTCCGTTCCAAACCTCCGTTACCTTGGCGTCAGATATTCCGCTAACTTCGAGCGCCCATTGGCGGTATTGATTCGCGTTGCCCGACGTCGCCGGACGTCGTACATAATCGAGGTATCGCGCGAGTAAATCCGCGTCTGACTCCGTATCGACACCACCCGTAAAGTCAGCCGGATTTGTAACGTTAATCACTCCGGAAAGGGTTCCGGTGACCCGCGTAATCGTTCCGACTGCGACGTTGCCCGCCGCTCCCGCTGTCTCGGCCTCCGCTGTCACCGTGGCGTTTCCGCCTGAAATCGTTCCTGACGTAGTTGTAACGAAGTAAATCGGGATGGCATCAGCGGTAGAGCAGCGCGTTCCCGCAGGTATTACCGTGCCGTTTGCGCCGGTAAATTTAAGCGAGCCCGTCGCTTTTACCGCTGGTTTGCGAGTAACGCCGTGCTCGCCTACGCGCCGGTCCAAATACGTGCCGTATGTCGTGTCTGCGAATCCGAATTTTATGTTGTTATCGAGGTTAGCGTAAGCGAGCGCGAGTTCGATCGCTGCCGGCGAAAGCAAGTCGTATGTCGGCGCTCCCTGCCGCTTATCGATATCGGCGGGCGAGGCGTCAAGCATGCGCTGCAATATCGCTGTTTTCGTCTGGTCTTCATACATTACATCGTCACCTCCTCGGTGATAACGCCCTCAACGGTGGATACGTCAAATGAAACGTATAGCTTATCGCCCTCTCGCGTGATAGCGAAATTGCCAACGTCTCTTATGCGATCATCGTAAATTAGCGCTTCGGTAATAATTCGCGGAATTTCCGTTCGCAAAAATTCCTGCGTCACATCTTGGTCGATTAAATCGCTCAGCTCGCTACCATACAGCGAGTTGTAAATCATGTGGCGGAATCGCGGCGTTATCAACGCTTTTCGGACGACTTGCCGAACCGCGTCCACTCCGTCAATTATGCCGCCGATTTCGAATGCGTCCGTATCCGTAATGTCATACGTGACGAGCGTTGCCGATTGCGTAGTCTCCGTTCGCGTAATCGGTTCGAATATCGAGTATGTCCGCGAGGTCTGCGGCTTTGTAGACGCTGCGATTACGCGCGTACTACCGCCGCCTTGCGGTTTCAGCGCCATTATTCACCGCCTCCCACGATTGCCTTATCGAGTATTACGTATGTCTGGCCGTCGTTCATCGACGCGATAATCACACGGTCGCCGGCCGCAAGATTCGAACGGAACGTAATCGTCGAATCGGCCCCGCCATCTATCGAGACTGTGCGTGTGTGCTCCGTCAAATGCTCGGCGACGACTAAATCGCTTCCATCGAGGTCAATCGGCGAATTATCCAGTTGTATTTTAAGCGAGGGAGGGGCGGCAATTACCGTGGCGAGTTCGTATCGATCATAGTCGTTGTATCCGAGTTTGCGAATCATCTGCGCTAACTTTGCGCTACCCGAGCCTTGCAAGTGCTGCGTTGACATCAATGCCATCGGTGGTACCGCCCCCTTTCGCGTTCTGTTTTTTCTGCGTGACAGACGTCGGATCGTTATATTTCAGCGCAGGCAAATCGTCCGTTGCTGACAGGCGCAGAGACATCGTATGGTTCCCGTTTTCGTAGCGGTGCGAATCGGTCGAAACGTAGTACGCACCGGCAATTTGCGTTATCGAGTCGTAAGCGTAAACGGAAACGCCAGCGATACAATCCGGGTAACCGAGCGTATCGATATGCGCCTCGTCTGCGATAACCGCCTTTTCCGCGAGAAGGCTGCGCGCCCGGTCATCGATTTCGGATTGCGTTTTATCCGCGTCAACGATTTCCACGTGCTGCATGACGCCGAACTTCGCGATTAAATCGTCATCTTTGGCGAACGCAGAAATCGGATTCTTTTCCTCGTCGCCACCGATAACCTTAATCTGCGTGCGCATATCCTCGATGGATTTGCGATAGGTTGCGCCGGTCAAGTTCGTTCCATTTTCGAGCACATACGGAAATACCGTCGCTGACCGCTTCGTAAGATACAGCGCGCCGTTTTTCGACGAAATAAAAAAGCGCTCGCCCGTTTGCTTTTGCGTAACGGTCAGCGCTGTTGTCATCATATCCCATAATGTCATGTTGCGCAGGATTAACTTTGGAATAATATACCCGGTGTCCGCGATACTTCCGATGTTTACGCCGAAATCGTTGCATAACGTCTCAACGATGGCCGACGCTTTGACGCTCGTAAACTTTCGGGAATCGGCGTTTTTCATGAGGTAAATATTCTCATCGTAAACCGTTACGGACATATTGCCGGCCGCGTCAATCTCGCTCGTGAAGACGAATCCGCGAAAGTATTCCGTGCCATCCTCGTAGAAAATGATTTCCTTTCCGAGATCAACCGTAACGGCTTGCGATATGCCGTCGATCGTATTTTTCAGCGTCAATTCGAGCGTGCGATACGGCTGCATTACATCGCCGGACCATACCGCGGACTGAATGAGCGGCGTAATATCGGTATCGTCGTAAATTACCGTAATCATGCCGGAATCACCAACGCCGTCCCCGGCTTAATCAGATTCGGATCAGGCCCGATGACGTCAGCGTTTGCGTCGTAAATCTTGCGCCATTGGTCTGCATTATCGTAAACGTCCGCACGCGCCGCAATCTTCATCAAAAAGTCGCCGGCCTGCACGATATACGGATTCACCTTTTGTATATCGTTAGGACGCGTATCACTGCCGGGCGTAATCGTTGTCGTGCCGGCCGAATCGGTAACCTCCGAAACCTTGCGCAAAGTGACGAAACGGAACTCCTTGAACGTAGCGGTAAAATAGATATCACCGGGAGATCCCGCACGTTCGGCGTCAATTTCCAATCTGCGCAGGGTTACCGCCTTGTTGATCGGCGTTCCCGTAATCGTCAATCGCATAGGTTTTCCGCTGGTCTGCCATTTGCGGATTAAACTTTCGCATTCCCACGGCGTCGGGAAATTCGCGTACTCGCAATATGACGGATTGTAGTCACGAGGAAAAAACGACGAGAACGTTAACTCCGGCATTTGCTCGTTGCCAATCACGGTAAATTCGCCAAGCTGCGTTACTTGGATATCCTCGTATCCATGGGTTGCCGAAACGGAAATTGTCTCGGGATTTACCGGGAGGCGGAGCTTTTCAGCGCCGTTGTTGAACGAGAGCCAGAATTGAATCGCATTATCCGCCATATCAGCTTACACCTCCGGCTACCGTAAATAATCTGCGTGCCAATGCGTCGGCAATCGCGTCGATATCCGATTCCTGGCGCACGACAAACGTATTTCCCGTTACGACTACGCTACCGCCATTACCGCGCTTACTCGCCTCGCCGTCGGTCAGCACGCGCTCATCCTTGTGTAGCAGCGCGGGATAACCGTTGTACGGAACGCGAGAAAGGCCGCCCGCGTGACTGCTGAATCGCGCAGGATTGACGTAGATCGTTCCGTCACTACCCGGCAACAAAGCCCCGCTAGATTGCGTGCCGTTTGCGCCAGAATGGAGATTCTCGTAAGGTTTCTTCGACGATCCACCGCCACTTCCACCGAGAACCCCCGCGCCAACTGCAGCCGTACCGAGGAATCCAGCGGCAGCCCCTGCGATGGCCCCCACCGCTCCAAAACGAGCGCCAGCGAGCGCTCCGGTTCCTGCTCCGAGGACTAACGATAACAGCGGATGGCTTGCGACCATTTGCTGTAGACCTTTCGCTACCCCCGAACCGATACTCTTGCCGATATCGATGGCCGCGGTTGTTATCGGACCGGATGACGCGCTGATACCGGCCGCGATCGTAGACGTAACGTTCGTTGCAATATCCGTTAGTAGCGACTGCCCCGACGAAGCGTACCACGCCCTAAACGTACCCATCAGGTCGCCGATAATGAACTGCACTTTGCCCTCGATGTCCGGAATACGCGTGAAGTCGGGATTATTAAGAAAATGCGATTTAACATAGGTGAAAGCGCCCTCGAATTTCTTCGCAATCCAATCGGCGGCACCTTGCGCAGCGCTCGCTATCCGTTTACCCCAACGATCAATAGCGTCACCGTTTGTATCGATCCACTTCACGATCTGCTCGAAGCGTGGCTTTAACGCGGCGGCAATACCGTTGCCCCACTGAACGAGAAGTTTGTTATTAAACGTATCCTTCATCGTCGACCAGAGCCCTTGTAGCGAGTGTGATTGCTTTTCCATCATATCGGGAAATTTCTTGTTCATGCCTTCGATAAGTGCGCTAATCGCTTTGTCGGCGGGAATCAAGCCCTTTTCGGACATCTTCATGACTTGCGCTGTCGTAACGCCCATCTTATCGGCGAGCATTTGCCACGCTGGAATGCCGGCTTCCGTGAGTTGTAACCGTGAAACCCCGTGTTTCCACGAGCACAGACTATATCATGGCCTGCGTGAGGCCCCTTGCGCTTCGGACGGTAGCTCAACTTCCGCCCTACTCCTTTCGGATAGTCGTTACACCTTCCGGAATAATTCCGGCTTGGCACGGTATTGCCCTCGTCTTTACGTTAGGGTTCCACCGTTAGCAGGCCAAATTAAGCGGCCCACACCCACGAGCAATATGGTTCACAAGGTTTATTTTTGCTACTGTCGCCAATAGCCGAGACTGTACACTCAATCTCATCACCGCTAACTTTCGCTTTCGCCTGCATTTGGCCAAGAGCGAGCGTGATCCGGTCGATCCCGTCCTGGCCGAGTCCCAATCCGGACGCTGCGTTACCGACCGCTGTCAACATCGGGAGGACTTTTTCAGCGCTGAATCCGAACGCCAGCAACCGCTTGGACGAGTCTCTTAATTGCGGGAGCTCGAACGGTGTCGTATTCGCAAATTCCGTTAAATCGGCGAGAAACTTCGACGCTTTATCCGCGCTCCCGAGCATAGTGGTAAAGCCGATCATCGATTGTTCCGCGTCAGACGAGAGCTTCATCGCTTGTGCCGTTAGCACCCCGCCAGCCGCCGCTGTGCCGAGAGCCGCATACTTCGCGAAATCAAATATGCCGCCTACAGCCCCGCTAACCATGCCGCCGAGTTTACCGGGGACAGCCTCGACAGTTTTGCGTATAGAGCCGCGCAGTTTATCGAAGGATGAGCGTGTTTTATCGTTCTCACTACGTACCCTCCGGCTGGACGACGCAAATTTATCGCTCTTGTCGCTCGCCATGCTCAGCGCAAACGCCGCCAGTTCCGACTTTTGCTCGACGACTCCGAACGTTTTCGCCAGTTCCTCCGCAACCTTATCCGCCTTTTTTAGGCGCTCTTCAACGGAGCGTAATTTCGGCGACATCAAATCCTGTAGCGTAATTTTCGCTTTTAATTCGTAGGCCAACGATTAACCTCCTTCCCGTTCAAGTCGTTCAAGTATGGCCGCGTACATAAAACGTTTTGATCCTTTGGGGGCGCTGTATATTTCGTGAGGCATTCGCCCTGTGCGCAGGAATATCTCCGCGATTAACCACGGCTCACCGCCCCCGCGGATTAGTTTTTTACTTCGTCAATCTCCGCGTTCTCGTCCTCTCCGAATCCGGACAATCCGAGGATTTCGTCGGACAGTAGCTTCAGCTCACCGGCCAACAAGCGTTTTTGCACCGCGTCAATCGGCGTAGGTCCGAACTTGGCGAGGATTTCCGGAGACGACCAATTCGGATTAACGCAGCCGTACGTAATGACGGACATGCTGAATTTTTTATTGTCAAACGTGCTTCCGCCGCCTTTTTTCGGATATGTGCATTCCTCCGTGATCTGATCGAGCAGGTTTCCGTCAATGGCGCGTATCCGAAAATTGACACCGAATCTACGCAAATAAACGTCTTTTTCCGGTACCAACTCCGTATCAAGCAGCGCGCGCAAAACATCGTCTGTATTTTTAACGTTGGACATTCGTATGACCTCCGATATCTTCGAAATCAAAGAGATAAAAAAGAGGAGGATTGCGCCTCCTCCCACCATTAACCGGTAATCCACTCTACCCCGTCACAAACGAAGGGTAACTCCTCTTCCACGATAGAGCCGTGATCGAACTTGAGGTAATCGATTTTTGTAAACTGTACGCCTTTTACGCGAAGGCGCTGCGTTACACCGTTTTCGGGGTCCGCCACCTTAAAGATAAGTTCGCAGACGAAAGCGCCGTATGCGTCGTTGGTAACCTGCGCGATTTGTTTAACGAGTTCCGACGTGATTTTATAACCGGTAATCGTGCCGGAATATTTAATCGTTCCGACTTTGTTTCCGGTTGTACGCGTACCGGAACGCTTAACGTCGTCGTATGTGATATCTGCGGTGAGCTCAGCGGAATAGAAATTCGAAAGGTGAACCCCGTCCTTCCAGATTTCTCCGAACTCGCCTTTGATGACGCGCCTAGAATCGATCGGCATTTATGTTCACCCTTTCTTAAACGTTAATAGTGAGGAAAATCCGTTCCATCGAATCGACTTCGACGTAGGAGATCGCCAGGTAAACGGTATCGCCTACCGATTGGTATTGCGGATCGATCGCGACAACGGGACCGGTCAGCACGTTTTCGGCTTGGAGCGTTTCGAGGTAAACCTTGACCGCTGCGATGAGCGCCGCTTGGCCGTCCTCGTTGTTATCGATTTTTCCGATGTACGAATCGGCCGCAGTCTTCATGATGTCCGTAGACACCGCTTGACGGGCGCGAATCGTGCGGATTTTCGTTTTGTTCGTCGTCAGCCCCTGCTCGACTTTGACCTTCGAGCCATCGTTGACGAGTACGAGAGATCCCGCCTGAAGCGCTGCTTTAATCTGCGCATTCGTCAAACGTTTCGTCACGTCGGCCACGCTAACTTGGGCGAAAGTAATCGACTTGTTAATCGCGGTACCTGCGATGAGTCCAGCGATATACGGCGAATATTGAGCGGACGAATACGACGTACCATCGATGACTACGCCGGTAATCAAGTTAACGATGTAATCGTCGGCATTCGTGGTCGAACGCGTATTGCCAGCCGTCGGATCTGCGTCATCGGTCGAGTCTCCGCCGAATACCGCCATAAAGTGCTTGCCGTCATCGCGATTCTGCGCTACCCACGTTTTGGTATTCGCTTGCTCGGTGTCGTTTGCCTCACCGTCGAATACGAATACGTTGAAATCGTAAGCGTCGAAAGCCGCGCGCATATCCGCGTAATCGGCGGTTGTGGGCGAGGCCGGCATGGTGTAAACGAGAACTTCCTTCGCGCCACCACTCAACGCGAATTTAATCGATTGGATATTGTCCGAGCCGAAGAGATCAACCGCGTCCTTTTCGGTTTCAACGGTGTAAATCGTTTTGGCGGCCGCTGTTCCGCCGCTGTACGTCAGCAACGGAATTGCGACAGTCCCACGATCGCCACCGTTGATTTGCGCGGCTGCGGCTTCTTTAAAGTTAATGTATAGACCCGGTTCAATCGGCAAAGCCGACGGGTCCCAACTGCCTGCCATTTAGTGGCCCCCTTTAAATTTCGAGAGTAATGCGACTGTAAACATGCATAATCTTGTCGTAAGTCGCTTGGTCGCGAGCCTCGCGGATCTCCGTCGATAGCACGCCGATACAGGCGTATAAATCAGCGGTTTCCTCGCGGAATGGCTGCGATATAGAAAACGACTCGACGCGGATATACCGCAGCGAGTCGTCATTTAGCGGGATTAATTTCGTTTGATACAGCGCTTTGCTCAGCGAGTCCATTTGCGTTAACACGTCGGGAGCGTCCGTACCGATATAGATCACTTGGTACTCGCGGTCTATCCGGTAGGTCTTCGTGGTTTCCAATTCCCGCGAATCGCTCAAAAACCGAATCACAAACGTATTCGGGGCGGGCTTGCGCGGCACATCCTGCTTATACGTGGCCGCCGATGGAAACGCGGATTTCACGAAGTCCTCGATGGACGTAATATCGGTGATTAGCGACAAGTCACCACCCCTTCCGTTTCAGTTCCGATTCAATTTCGGCCTCAATTTTGCGGAGCCATTTATCGCCGTGTTTTTCCGCAGGCTGGTCGAGGAATTTAAGCGTAGTGCCCGGCGTCCGAGTATTTATACCTTTTCCCGGAGCGACTTCGTGCAGGTAGTACGCGTAATTGAAGCGCCGGCCCTTGTTGGACTCGATCGCGTTAGCGACGACTTCGCCCGTCAGGTTCGCGCCATCACCGCTAATTTCCCCGACGTGAATCGACCGCCGCAACGTACTTTTATCGATGGGCGCAACGTCAACGGATTCCGCTTTCCACTCGTCGAGAGCGTCGTGCATTCCGCGCTTGGCTGCGTCCGCCACCGTTTCCGCTGCGTCTTCTATCGCATGGATAAAGCGCGAGATATCGAGTTCTAACGATTTCATCACAAATACACCTCCGTGAGAATCGGCTTGCCGCTCAACATGCGCTTAATCTCGATTCTGACGGGCTTTCTCGCGACCGCCACGCCCGTTTCGTTCGTATACGTTATTACGTCGTCATACGAGACATCCGCCAATTTATCGAGGATTATGCGCAGCGAGGTTACCGCTTCTTCGCCGGCTTGATTCGTGACTACTTTCGTTTCTTCCGTTACCCGCGCGTCCAGCGTGATTTCGTCGCCGGGAATCGGTCGGCCCCATCCGTCGTACATGTCGCTTATCGGATCATTAACAGTCTTCACGCGCTTAACGGTGATTTTCTGCTTGAGCGGAATGATCGGCATTATAACACCGTCCATCCGACGCTACGCTTGCTCAGTTTCACGCCGCCGTTTTCAGTGCTAATCAAGTCGAGCGCAGACTGCGGAATGAACTTCGCGAGGTCTTCGCCAGGCCGCGTAACCAGATCGGGTTTAAACCCGAAAGTCGCCGTGTTAGGCAGCGAAAACTGTATAACGCCTTGCTGCTGCAAGCGATTCGTATCGTTGAAAACCGTTGCCAATACATTCGCGAACTCATAAACCGCGTTGTCCGGTATCGTGAGTGTCGAATACTTTACCGAAAGCGTGCGTCCGGCCACGTTTAATATTCGTTGTTTGCGTGCCTCGTCGCTTCCCGTCCAGTCCTCCACGTCGATACAGTTCAGCGAGATATATGCGTCAGCGTCCGTAATCGAAACCGCCATCTAGCGCTCACCTCCGTTATTTTGCGGAGGCTGCGCGCTTCGACTTAGCGGGTACCTCCGGCTTTTCTTCCGATTCTTGCGGCGGGTCAACGCACACGGCGTCCGCTAGCGTATCGAGCACGGCAATTTCCGCTTTATCTTCCGTTGCGTAGTAACCGCCAGAAAACTTGCGTCTCTTTCCGTCCACGTAGAACGTAAAGCCTGCGTATTGGGACGTAAATTGCGCCATTATAGCAACTCCTTCCGGTATAGAAAAGGCCCGCAACCAAACGGCTACGGGCGCGATTCGTTATTAGGCGAGCTTTTTAATGCGAGCGTGCGCCTTTTCTTGCAGGAATTCCAGCGTGTACTCGCCGACCAGCATACCTTGCACATAGTCGCCTTTGTCGCCGAGGAACTTATGGAAGAACTCGCGGCCATTCAACGGGCGCAGGGATACGCGGTTGATGTCGACGATAAACAGTTCGTCAGGTTTCAGGTTGTTGTTCAGCGTAATTTCGAATTGACCGAAGTCGGATACGAACATATCGACTTTTTGGCCACGGACATTCTCGGCTTGAGTAATGTAAATTTGGCTATTGCTAAACCCGGAGATGGCGCGCTTTTGCTTGGCCGGAACGATGATTTTGTAGTTTCCGCCAGTTTTGAAGCCGCCAGCTTCGAAGATATCTTGCAGGGAATCGTTAATCATGTCGGCAGTCAGAGCGTTGTTGGAAGCGTCAGTAACGTTGGACGCGATCCAGTTCCGAATGCCCTTCATTTGGCGAACGTTCCCGTTTTGGTACGCTACACCGTTAATGGCGGCGTTTTCGAGTTGCAGCGCCAGTTCGAGTTGCTTCTTCACTTTCTCGTTTTGGTACAGATCGGTAATGCCGTATTGCGTTACACTTTCGGCGGTGCCGGTAACTTCGACCGTATCATCGAAAATTTGCGTATAGTTAGATTTGGCAACGCGTGCTTTGTAACGAGCGGCACGTGCGTCGGCTCCTTCGGTGCCTTCAACGAACATTACGTCAACGGACGCGCCGTCTGCGATTGCGGCAGCCGTGGTGCCAGCGTAGCCACGCGTAACGGTCAGCGTTTTAGTTCCAGCGTTAACAGCGGTAACGAGCAACAACTCGTCGCCAATTTTAACGACTTGATTTGCACGGAACGGCTCGGCGTCAGCGACAACAATCGCGGTATCGGAGGCGAGTTTAGCGCCATTTACCGTGGATTGAACCGCGAACATTTCGTCTTCGAACCATTGGTGCGTGGTTTGGGTAACCGGTTGACCGAAGCCAATCAGGTTAATCAGCGGCGTTTGGTACGCGTTCAGCAGCAGGATTTCGTCGACGACCGACTGTTTCTTACCGATAAGACTGGAATCATAAATCATTTAAAATTTCCCCCTTAGTTTTTGTGCATTAAAAAGCGACCCAGTTAGGCCGCTCAGCTCTTTTCAAGTTCGACTTTCAATTTCGAGTAGTACGCGAGGTCTTCGCTTCGCCCGGTTCGGCGCGCTTTTTCGGCGGCCTCTTTCAATAGTTGCTCCTTCGTTTTTTGCGGAGCCTTATCGTTGGGCGGACTGTTCGGATCGCCGATTTGTTTCGGCTGCTCCTTTTTAACCTCGACGAGATACGGCTTCGACGCGATAAGCGCGTCTACAACGTCTTTGGCGCCGACGATATTTCCGTCATCGTCAACGGTAATGCTGCTGGTATCCGCAAGCTTAAACGCGTCTTCGAGGGCGTCAGCGCGGATTCCGGATTCTTTCGCGAGCAACTTAAACTCCGACTTAATCAGTCGTTGATTTGCGGCAGTCAGCGCTCTTTCGCGTGCTTCTTCGGCTTCTTGCGCACGTTTCAGCGCTTCCGCCTTCTCCGCTTCCAAGCGTTCCTGTGCAGTCATTTCCGCTTTCTTGCGTTCCTCTTCCGCTTTTTGTAATTCCGCAAGCTGCGCTTTCAAATCGTCGTAATCCGCGAATTTCTTGGCCTGGCGGCTCAAGCGTTCGGCGACGATTCGGTCGATTTCCTCTTGCGTAAATGTCTTCGGCGGTTCTTTCGGCTCCTCGGGCTCTTTCGGCTCGTCGGCCGGCGGCTCCTCAGCGAAAGTTTGCAAATCGAGAACTAGCGTAAATTTTTCGTTTGACATCGTTATTCCTCCCGCGTTTTAGCGCCGCGTAGCGCATTATCTCCGTTGCAGTTTAACGTCATAAACGTTCGGACACGAAAAAAGACACCGGGGTTAGCGGTGCCTTCGGGGATATGCGTGTGAAGCTAACGAACTTCGTTTGCGTCAGATCGACCCATTATCTTATCCGTGACGGTTTTTATTTATGAATTCGTCGATGTTGTAAAACGAATCCAATTTACTTTTGATTTTGTCTTCTTCCCAACTAGTCCAATCAATTTCCAAAAGTTCTTTTATTATCTCCGAGCTAAACCTTTTCTTTATAACTTTTGCCGGCACTCCTCCTACAATGCTATACGGAGGAACATCCTTTGTTACAACAGAACCAGCTCCTACAATAGCTCCTTTTCCAATTGTTACGCCTGGCAATACAATAGCGTTTAATCCAACCCATACATCATCCTCTAAAGTTACCGATTTTGATCCTTCTCTAATAACATCGTCTTTGTTTTCTGAAACAAAACCATATGATTTATCGTAAAGAAAAGGGTGTGTTGTAACGAAGTGATATGGGTGATTCATACTTCCTATTCGCACACCAGGAGCAACGCTACAAAAAGACCCTATTGTTGTTCCGGGTTCAACACTATAATCAAGTTTAAAGCAGCCGTAACTATGTTTGCCGATCTCAATATTGTAGTGTTTTTTCATTAGATCTCGGGCTGTAGATAATAGAGGGTCATCTAATCTCAAAATTAACTTTAGAACGGTTGTTCTTGTTCTTATGTTCTTAATTTTTGGGAAGATAACTGCTAATAAATGTTTGATTTGCCTTTTCAATACCGTACACCCCTATATAATTATTGGCAAATTAATTATAGCAGTTATATGAAAAACAATCGTTCTTTAAATTATTTTTTATTACAATTAGTTAGTTTCCAAGTACGGAACCAAATCATCGTATGAAAATGTGCTATATTCGACATTGTTCTCGTTGAAATATTCGCGCACTTTATCAACGAGTAAGTGATTTTCTTCGCTTGCTTTATGCACAAAACCAAACTCGTCTGTGTATTCGTACTGCAAAGCCCAATTGACTGCTTGTTGCGTTTCGGTTGGCATTAGTTAGGCACCCCCATTAATACTCCCGTTATCGATCCGGTTGTCGGAGCGGCGGCAGGTGTTAATACAAAAAGAATTTTTTGAGGCATTCTCGTGATCCCCAAGTCGTCCATTTTAAAATAAAATCGACCTGCTCCACCCGGTGGTATAGCAATAGATTTTGATGCGAAAATCGTGCCGTTCCAAATAGAAGTACTCATGGAATTTATAGAAGTTGAGCCGATTTGAAAAGTCAAATTAATCGTTTGGTCATGCGAGTTTGTAAAAAGTAAGGAAAACTCGCGGTATTTCGAGATATCTTTAGTACCGGATGTCTTATAGGTTGTATCCGTAAATGCTATTGCATTAAAAAGCATTACTTCTTCAACATTTCTCCCCGTTAGCGACACATTACCTGCAACCTGCAACGGATTGCTCGCGCCGACTTGCGTAAACGTCGAATCGTCCGCTGCCTTCGTTACGAGCTCGACCGGCACCGCTTTTAATCCGTTATTCGCTTCGTCTACGATGGCCTTTGCGTTATTCGGGTCAGCCCCGATTGCTGTTTTCATCGTTTGCTTAATCGTTGACAATTACGCTACCTCCTTCGTTATTTATCCGGATTCCTCACCGGACTAAGCACGTGTTTACAATTTGGGTGGAAAATCTCGTTTCGCGGCAAGTCGCCAACATACGGATAATCGCCAGGAGCGTCAGGCGCAAGCTTCACGATTTTGCCCTCCCACTTTCCGCAACCATCCGCTGCACCGTGGCGCGAGATCCGCGCATACATCACGTCACGTGCGAGCGCCTCGTTAATTGACGCCTCTTTATGAGCGGCGAGTAACTTTGTTCTGGTTACCATATCGACGTAAACTTCCGGTTTCCACCGACGGCCTGCCGCGTCAATAATTCCGGTATCTGCGGCACTACCGAGCGCTCGCCGAATCCCCGCGAGCGTATCCCGGTTGATCGTACGCCGCCCGTTGATTCCCGCTGCCATGTTCGCTCGTTGCGCGTCTGCCACCGCTTTTCTCACGGCCTGCTTCGTGCGGCGATCGATATTTTGCGTGACGGCGAGGAGATCCGCTTGCGTGTCGGCGATAACGGCCTTGACCATATTCGCGTTGACCCGGCTAAACTTGGCGATTTTCTCCGCCTCGGCCACGGTATCAACGACGCCGAGCGATACGATTGCGCGAACTACGCCGTCACGCGCGGCCTTCGGAATATTCTCCTCGACCCATTTCGCGGATTCAGCGTTCAGTGAGGCGAGGATTTTCGCGATTTCTGCGAGCGCCGCCTGCGTATTGGCGCGAGAGGTATCGGTGGCGTCAAAACTATCGAGCTCCCGCTGAATCGCTTCGACCGCGGATTTAAACGCCTTAACGATTTCCGCGACGTTGTAATCGTAATTAGGCGCGGGGATTTCCGGCATTAGTTAGCACCTCCGCCTCCTCCGTTAAATATCGATGAATCCACTGTGCCGTTGACACGCGTTTCATCATCGTCAATTCGGCGGATAACCTCGTCAGCCTTTTCGTCGTCAACGCCGTCCATGCGCTTGATTGCGGACCTGACGTCAATCGTCGGCTTGTTTCCGGTGCGGATTTGGAAGACCTCGGCTTCAAGCTTCTCGTCCTTCGGAATGCCATCGCGCCAGTTAATCTTCGGGTAAATCGGCTCGTACGGTTCGAATCCGTCAACGCCTTCGTTTGCGTAATTTTCGAGTTGCATTGCGATATACAGCGCGTCGCGAATCGCACGGTCAACGTGGACGCGGATACGTTTTACCTTCGAGAGTATCGGCATTAAGCGCATTTGTATCGCTGCGCCGTCCGTATGCGACGTTCCCGAACCGCCCTTATCCTCGGCCATCGTCGTACCGAATAGCCATTGCGGCGTTTCGGACATTTGGAAAACGATTCCGAGCAGAATATCGAGTTCCTTAAACGCGGAATCTAATTGCGCCGTCCACGTCATGTAGCCGGGCGTCACGTCTTCTTTGCTTACCGGGATATACTTTCCGCCGAATCTAACGCCGCCATCCGGAGTCTGATCAATATCCGGCCCGTACGCAATCGGGTCGCTATGTTTCCACAGGATATAGTCGATTTGCACGAGGCGATCGTTTATTGCGGCGAGCACGCTTTCCAACTTCTCGATACCGCCGATGCCCTTCCAGTCGTCATCCAACGTTTTATAAGGCACGTGCTGCACGAGAATTTGTGGAACACCCGTTGGCACAACGTCTCTTTCGCGGCCGGTCGCTACTTGTTCGAGCAGCGTAAACAACTCAATCGGCGCGCCATACGTATTATCGACGCCATTCGCCTGCAACCGATAGCGCGAGTATACGATATAGCCGGGAATATGGCGCTCAACGTTAAGATACGGGACTTCGCCCTCTTTCCGCGAAAACTCCCATTCGACATATGCGATATTTATCGCTTTGAATTTCTTCGATGAGCCACGCGATAACTCCGGAAACACGTACATTGGATTTATCGCCTCGATAATCGGCTCGGGCTTTACACCGCTTGGAATCGCCGGCAAATCGCTAAAATCCTGCCGATACGAGTAATACGGCTTAATAAACGATTCTCCGCGAATGCCGCCGCCGATTACGATTTCGTGGATAAGCTGATTCAAATCGTTTTCCTCGACAATCGAGTTCAACCGTTTCTGCTGTACCGATGAATCAGGAAGTCCGCTCTCATACGACGGGGGCTCGCCGACCATCAAATCCGCCGGCTTCGTCATCAGGATATCAACGATATTCACCGCGATATACAGCTTTTGAATCTGCGAGGCAAACGGCGTATCCTTGAGTAAATCGCTGGCCCTCTCGTACACTTCGTAAAGTTTCCCGTCGAATATCTTGCGACCGCGGTAGTATTTCGCCAAGCGCTCCAAGTCGCTTTGAGGCGGAAACTGTGCGCCCTGGACGAATAGTGCGCCAGCCTGGTATACCGCAATGTCCTCGATGTTTTCGATAACGTCGAAGTCTCTCGGCGGAAACTGCGCGCCGGGCCTTACGATGGATGATTCGGGTAAATATACGGTGATTGTCGCCGCCTCCTTTCCGTTTAGCGATAAAAGATTCCGGGTTTATCAAGGACTATTCGTTTCGCACGCGCCACGTTTTCGACCGCAAGCTGCAGCGCGTCAATCGAGTCGACGTAGTCGCCGTGAGGATACTGCGCCATTTGATCGAGCAATATCGTATGGCTCCGATTGAAAACGAGCGTTTTATTATGACAAAGCGGCTCTAACGATTCAATCCGCTCCTCTTTCGAGGATTTGTGCGATTTGATATCGTTGAGCCGCGTTCGATAAATGCCGGCCTTTCGCAACGCTTCTTGTAATTGCCGATAAAACTCGTGCTGCGCCTGAATCGTTTCCACGCTGAATACGTTGTGTCGCCACTCGCGAATCTTATTGACGATTAGGTCGATGTAAACGTGCGGCTGCTCTTTCGACGCGTATTCGTCCAGCACGAAGATATGACCGGTTTTCTCGTATCGGCCAACCGTGATGACTGCGTTATAACAAGACCGCGAGTTCTTGCCCTGCGCAATGTCCCATGCGCCGCTAATCGTTAATTCATCGACAGGAATGCGCATGTCTTCGTACACAACGAATCTGCGCCCGTTGACGTATTCGAACCGGTAATAAGCGAAATTTTCCGGGAAGAAAAATTGCTCGTCTTCGCTGAACGCGAGGTTGCGAAACTCCGAATTGAAGGCGCGCGTTCCCATATTGACCTTTTCGTGCATAAGCGCACGGTACGTCCAGCGCCACGGCCACGCGAGAACTATACCGGCTTCGAGCGCGTCTTTATGCGCTTCGTAAAACGCGTCAGCCTCCGTCATATCGTCGAAACGCGCATAAATTTCGCAATATTCGTCCCACAATTTCGGATTATCCGGCTCTTTGACAACTGCGCCATGAAACGAAGCGCGGAAGTCTTTGCGTTTTAATACGTGGTTTAATAAGCCGGTTGCGCTGACCATCGTACCGACGAGGATTATCGCGGTCGATTGCGTCCCGATCGGCACGACAACCGAGTTAAACCAGTGTATGAGCTTTTCGCGCGCCTCTTTTGTGCCTTCGTTGTTTATCGACGACGGATCATCGACAATTACGAGGTCCGGCCGGTAGGAACCGTGGCGCTTACCGCGGAGTTGTTTACCGGACGATGACGCCTCGACCAGCGTATTTGACTGCGTGATAAAAAGTTCTTCGTTGTCCTTCTCGTTCTGCGTATTCTTTTCGTGCAGCAGCGGTCCGAAGTCCTCGCGCAGCTTGGCGTTAAATTTAAGCTGCTTATTTATCCAGCCGATCAACTTTTTTGATAGCGTATCGGTTTCGGAAATAACGAGAATATAGCGCCGCTTGCGATAAACGACTTGGTGCAACGGAAAAGCGTTCGAGAATACGCCGGATTTTGAGTGTCCCCGCGCGGCTGCGATTGCGAGGCGGGCGTTACGCTCTTCATGGTCAACGTAATCGCATAAATCGAAGAACTCGCGATGAATCTGCGCAATATCTTCGAGTGAATCGTGCGGCGTTCCGTCTTCTGCGTGCCGGATAATGTTATCTTCGTTGTGGGCGTTAAGCTCGTCGGATAGATATTCATAGGCGAAATAGGCGCTATCGTACTCGGCGCGATGAATCCGTTTAAGGCGCTTTAGCTCCGCCAAGTCCGCGCGCAATGTCTCAACGTGGTAATCCGTTGCGCGGCCGGCGTCATACAGCGCTCTTAACTTGCGGGCACGCTCCGTTATAAGGGATATACGCTCGGCCCGCTCATCGCGATTTAGCCAGCGACCGTCCACATAGGCCAAGCGCAATCACCTCCGTTAGAATGATGTTGACGTAGTGTATGGCGGATCGCCGACTACCCACGGAATTTTCGGAGTAAGTTTATCGCCGAAATCCGTTTTTGTTATGGACATTTTGCGTTGATACTCGATAATCTCATCTACCGTTCCTTCAACGGTGACTCCGTTAATTGTCGCTTTCATTGGCGTCATCTCCCGTCAATAAATCGTCAAGTTCTTCGAGATCCTTCGCGATATCTTCGTTACTGCGGGAACTCCCGCCATCTTTCGTTTCCACGACTTGGCGCTCCGTTAACAATCCGTGGCGGCGCAAGTACAAGTCGATCCCTTTAACGGAGGGCTGCGATCCTTCGATAAGCTTCATAAGCTGGCGATAGACAATCGCGCGCTTCGATTCGAGGAAATCGTCGCAGAGCAGATTCACGTATTCGATAAACGCTTTGTTTTGCGTGCGCCACTTCCACAGTTCCTTTCGCGAGTATCCGATACGGTCCGCAATCTCGTCGTAAGTCAAGCGCGATTCCGTATCTTCGGCAAGTTCACGCTCCACACAGAGCAGCGCGGCCTCGCGTTGTTTAACGGTTAACTTCGCCTCTAGCGCTTTTTGTCTAGCGGTAGACATGTGCGTCCTCCTTCCGTATGGTTTTCGCTTAAAATTAGCGTTGAATTAGCGCGGTTTAGCGTTAGGCAATGGTTTTATACCTTCGGGAGATGAAAGGCGCTAAATCAACGGTAAAATTAACGCCCTGACTTCGAAAAATTGTGCGCTAATTCCGTACGGCTGACGAGGGGGTACGGACCGCCCGCCTGGGGGTCTGCGCCAAATCACCGCGTTGATTCGCTGACATATGCACAAAATTCTTATTTTACGCATATCTCCGTTCGCATGCGATATCGCCGTAAACCCGCGCCATTATTGCGTTTTATCGCGATCGATACGAACACTTTCGCATGTAATCAGCGCTAATTCAGCGATTATGCAGCGCTATGCACTCGTTTATTCACCGAAACCCCGTGAGTTTTGCGCGGTCTTCCGGTCCGCGCCGTCCAGCCGATGTCCCCGTAACCGCACGCTACGTCCACGCTAACCGCGCGCTTCATATGATGCGGCGGGAAATTGGCGTTAAATTGTAGCGGTAACATTAGCGTTAAATTTCGCTGCGTAATCGCCATACTCACGAATTTCGTGAATATGCGGGTAAAGCGGATATTGACGCCTACATGAACAATCTTCTTTGAGGAACTTCATGAGAAGCAATCAGGCCTGCCGGCCCCGTCCGTCGCTTCGCTCCGTCCGGACTTATAGTGTATATGACGCTAATATTACGCTTATAAAAGATCAGCGTAGAAATGTATTATTGGCACGAGGCGGGCGCTTTTCCCGCCGAAGTCCGGCGCTAGCCGGTTACACTCGTTAGACCATCGATGGATTAACGAAATCTCTTCGCTCTCCGTTGCCGAACGCCTCGCAGCGCATTACGAATCCAGCGCGAGTAAGCTCCTGCATAACGCTAGCGTCCTCGTTAATCAATTCCGCTAGTTCCTCTTGCGTTAAGTGACGAATAAGGCCGCCTCTGCTCTCGTTAGGATTTGCGCAAAGATAATAACGCGATCCCTTCCGTTTTTTAACGCTGTATAAGATAAGAATCAATTTTCCGTTTTTGACGCTAAAAAGTGCCGCAAACCCTTGCGGGACGCGGCTTTCCGCGTTTTTATCAACGTGCAAAAAAGGGTACCTATTTGGCCGATTTCGTGCAAAAAAGGGTACCTATTTTTTGTTCGCGAAGAGTGCCCGCAGCATTCCGTCAGGCTCCCCTTGTTTGCGATAGAAAACGTAAGGGTTCAACGCTGTGAACTTTTTGCGCTTATCATCTGCGTCAATCCATTCGCCAATAATCCGCGCTTTCCGCAACCTGGCGAGAGCCTCTTTCGTTTTCGTCTCGGACATTCCGACGATCTGGCCGATTTCCTTATCGCTAAGAAAGCGGATATCCTGCGGTTCGGCGAAAGGATCATCGCAGACAAGATTCGTATCATAGTGGATATACGGTAGAAGCTTGTATACGAATCCGAGGTCGGCCGCGTTCATATTAAACGATTTCAGCGTTGTGAAATACGTTTTAATCAGCGCTTCAACGTCGCTCGCCGCTTTCTTGCGGAAGTGGTAGCGATCGTTAACCGAGAACATTCCGCCTGTCTCGAATAGAATGCTGCGCGCCTCTAATTCGCTGACTACTGCGCGAGCCGTGCGCTTGCTGACGCTCCAGATCCGCGCCAAGTCATCGATAGTTAGCGGAGTACCTTCGCGCCCCTCTTTTACGAGGAGATTCGTTTTAAACGCAACGTGCGGCTGAATCAGCAGAATGTACCCGCAGTATTTATTCGATAAGTCCCGCGTAATCTCGCGGATATTTTGCATATGCGAAAACGAAAAATAGCGCTTATCCCTAGCGAGGGACTTGCGCTTCCTTCGTGCTTCTATTCGTTCGAGTTGCGTGTACTGATAAATACGGCCAGCGTCATCTCTACCGTATCGCTTGCTAATCGGGGTTATATTGCCAATTGGCTCCCCGTTGAGAACGCGACGGGCACGCAAGGCATGCTCTTTCAAACGCTGGCACCGCCTTTCTTGCGAAGCCTATCCGTTATTTCCCGCACAATTGCGTCGACGTCGTCGGATTTCACCGAAAAACATTGTTCCCCGCTAATCTGTACGATTTCAGCGCATTTAGCGCGTTTGTCGAGGTAATCCGAATAGGCAGTCGACATTTCCGCCAGTTCCGCAGCCGCCTTCCGTGCTTCGCGTTGGAGCGCCTTAAGCCCCCGCAAAGCCTCCGATACATCAACATTAACCTTTACGCTTAATCCGCTAGACTTTTCGTCAGCCATTTACAACGTCCCCTTTTCGCTGAAAATAAAAAAAGCGCCCGTTATGGACGCTACAGTATTTCTCACATCTATTATCGTGACAAATATAAAAAAGCAAGGAAATTTACGTAAGTTTATCGAACATATTTTTCATTTTTTATACTCTCATTTGCGCCTATGCGCTTGGTTTTATTTTATTTTATCCTATAAAAACAGTAATTTATAAGGTTATTTCTTCTCTAAAATATTCAAAAGCTCGGGAATTGTTTTGACTTTTGCAACTTCCAGAATATTGATTATATCTTGTTCGCTTTCGTTGGCTAGTGCTTCCCAATGTTTCGCTTTTTCTTTATACCATTCCAATTCTTTTCTAAGTGCCAAAATATATTTATCGTTTGTGTTCATTGATAAAGCTTGATTCAATATTTCGTCACGTTGTCTTTTGAATACATCACTTCTTTGTTGTTCTGCACGCAACCAACTTTGTCCATACAATGCCATTTTGTAAAACCCCCTCATGTATTGACTTTATTTACTTATTATCACACACTACGTTTATTTTGCGGAAACCAGTGTAATACGTGTTAATCGTTAAGGAGGCGAATCTTGAATTTGCGCTAAACCATCGCTATAATACGAATATACGTTCTTATTAGCGAGGTGGACGCGTTGAATAAATTAACGCCAGGATCGAATTTACGATGGGAAGCGTCGCGCATGATGTTGCCCGAGCACGTTGAGCGCATACAGGAGTACCGCAGAGAGCGCTTGAGACGCGAAAAGCCCGCTCTTGACGAGCAGGCGTTAGAGGAAATCGCTAGAATTATCGCTGAATCCACGCAGACCGGCGAAGATATCAGCGTGCGTGTCTTCGATCCTTTCGAGGACATCGAAGTTACGGGACACGTGGCGCGAATCGACCATTATCAGCGGCGATTCCTACTTGTTCACGGCGGCCAGCGGACGTGGGTTTCGTTTAGCGACGTGATAGGCGTTAACCAGCGTTGATTAATTGGTGGGCTACTAATTCTATCTCCAAATTGTACAATCACTGGAATCTACCCAGGACTTCGGGGCGCCTTCCCACCTGACCAAAATATCTTGACCAAATTTATAGTTGTAAATCTCTTCTACTTCTCCTTTATCGCCATAAACCAAGCCGCCATCTTCATAACTTGTGCTAATCAACTCGACATAATCTCCAACTTCAAAAAGGTTAATGGTTTTCATTTATTGATCTCCTCTCAAGAATTGTTGGTCTAATAGCATACTTATAAGCGTTAACCAGCGCTAATATATCGTCAATCCTCGCGTCAGTGTAGACGAGTGATAACTCGTTGGCCCACCGTTCGCCCAATCCGCGGCAAGCCACGAAATCATCGCCGAGCTCCCCGTCGGTATCCCGCAGATTATACGTCTTAATTTCGCCGGGCGACGTATCTTTCTTATATTGGGCGGCGCTCTCCTTATTGCGGATCTTGGCGTGGTAGTCTACGTACCAATTTTCGTAATTATTGCGCCTCCTTCGTGTCGGTACACGGTGATTTCGCCCGTCTGTGCCTTCGTAATGGGCCGCATGCGACGGCGCTTCCCGGTTGTGGCGGCGCTGCAGTTGTTGGTCGCCCATAAACGGATATTCGTTATGAGTGATTTTATATGAGTCCGTATCCGTCAACTCCTCCCGCAAAATGTAATCGGTCAATCGCTCCAATTGCGCTCCATCCGGCCGCTTGCCTACGCTATCGACGTAAGCGTCAATCAGCGCATGGACGGCGGCTATTCTTTCCGTTCGGTCTGCGATTCCCTCCGCGATAAGATCCGTTACTGCTGCCGCAAATTCCGCTTTGTAGTCGTTATTCATTGGCCGCGCCCTCCTCGTCAAATTCGATGGTTACGTCGTCGTATTTCCACCAGCGATAAATTCGCGCTATCTTCGCATAGGCTGTATCGAGGGCCTGTGCCACCGCTTGTCGCGTAATTCCGAGCTCGGCTGCTGCGTCGCTTTGCGTCAGGTCCAATCCGTGAACCAACGTAATCGCCAGCGCTTGGCGATCGGTAATTCGCGCCATGGCGATCGCTTTATCGAGGTCAAGCAGAATATCGGACGCCGCCGTATCGCCTTTAAAGCGGCGTTCGCCAATTCGGTGGCGGTCACGCAAAAGCTGCGCAACGCCTTCCGGCGAGCTTAGCGAGTAAGTTTGCGTTAACTTGCGTTCCTTGGCGCTGATATCGATTTTAACGTGTCCGATGATAATCGACTCCTTTGCGTTGTATTCTCCGTCCATCTTGCGTATAATTAACGTAAAAAGCGTTAGAGGTGAAAATATGCCGTTAGTTCCGTTTAGCAATAGCACGCGCGGGGATAAATTTGTAACGGTGGATCGGCTCGGCCGCTTGTGCCTATCGGTGGGCCTGCGCCGTGAACTCGATTGCCTGACGTCGCCTATCGAACTGTACGTCGCGTACGATAAGGTGAATCAGCGCATTGGCCTTGCGAAGACACACGTTGTTCGCCTCGTTGGCGTGCGGCCATACCGATTCGATAGGACGCGCGGCTATGCGTATGCGCGGAATTTCCTGAAAGCGAACCAGATTCCGCACGGCGAGCCCCGCCGCTACAATTACATCGGACGGGAAGATCCGGGATGGCTTACGTTTCAACTTGCGGGATACGTTGCGCCGGATCAGCCGGAACTTCCGGAGATTTAAACCGTTGGCCCGGCGTGCGGCTATCATAGGGCTTCCGTTTCATTTCGTCGATTCGGCCGTACATATAGCCCGCCTCGTAGCCGCGCCGGTAGGCTTCCAGCGGAGTTTCCGCATATACCTGCGTGAATTTAACCTCGCTCAATTCCGATCGCCTCCATTATCGCGTCAATCTGCGCGTGTAATTCGCTGAGCGCGCCGCTATTGTCGATTTCGTAATCGACCGTGAATATATCCACGTGGCGCTCGGTTTCATGCGCAATGTCCGCGTCGGTGAAATCGTCTCCAGCGGACCGAGCGCGTGCTAGACGGATATCGTCCGGACAGTTTATGCGGATGATAACGAATCCCTCGGAGCGGCAGCGGTCGCATTCGTTAGGCTGGCGGAGATCCGTGATGACGGCGCGGAATTCATCCGGGTCCTCCTCGTAATCAACGCGGTTGTAATGGCAGCGCGCGATGGCTTCGAAACACTTCCGCACCCATACGTCAGGGTCTCGCTGCCTCATCGTTTGTCCGAACCATTGGTACAGCTCGCGAGGCTTTGACGCAGAATCGACATCGAATAACTCGTGGGCGTAGCGCTTCAATTCGTCACCGAACGCGAATCGCGTGTATCCGTAATTGGCGCAGAGATAGCGGCCGACCGAGTCCTTTCCCGATCGGAATTTACCGGTTAGGGCGATGTTCGGTATGTCGTTCACTTCGCGTCACATTCCCCTTTTTTCGCGACGTAACCAACGTTAAAGGCGCTGTTTCCCTTCGTCATCTTAATCCGCTCACCAATCCGTGCTTTCCGCCTGACTTCGCGGTACTCGCGTTCCACACTGCCGAGGGATTCGTCGGGTAATACGGTTGTCATACTTGCGTCCTCCTCCGAGATAATTTCGCAATCCTTAGCGTAGACAATATGCGTCGTGTCATCGTCATTTTTCGGATGTGCTACGGGATATACGTCAGCGCCGTCCGGAATACGCGGCCCCATTACGTTTTCGAGAACGTCGAACACTTCGCCAGCAACGTACCAATGACGGGAATTTGTTACGCGGATTTTCATTCAATCGTCTCCTTTACGGATAATTTCGACTTTCAATCTCTGGCGTCCGAATTGTAACGCCGCCTTTTTCGTCGTCATGTACAAGTCGATGTGCCTGCCGCGTATTCTCCCGCCTCTGTCCGTGCAAGTCCGCCGCCCTACGCCCTCAATACGCAGCTCCGTTCCAAACGGTAGTTCGCGAGGGCACGCCGCTGTGTACCCGGCCTTCACGCGTTCGCCTGACGCTGTGATCCCGTGGCTCGGCGTATAATCGTCGCCAACGGTATATGCGGTGATTACGTAGGTTTCGGTGGGCGGCGGTGGTGGCGGTGGTGGTTCCGGCTCTGGCGACGTAGCGTCTACTTGCGGTAAATTTAGCGTTAAAGGTAAACGTGCGGGCGGTGCATGCGCGATGTTGGCGAAGAGTGTTAGCGCAAGGACAATGACAAAGGCGCTAAGCCTCGTCAAAAAACCTCATTGTCCATGCGTCTACTTTCGTTATCTCTTCGCGTAACTTTTCGGCAAGATCAGCGATCTCCCATTGCCCGCCCCGCCCGGGCTTGCGTTTACCGTAAAATTCGAGGATCGCGCGGAGATTCGCGGTCATAACGAGATTGCATGCGGCGGCATTCGGTAGGACCATTCGGGCGTCTTCGGGCGGGACTCCGGCTTTTCGTAATAGATCGTAGTACATTTGCGCGAATTCCATAGCGCGCTTGAATACTTCCGTTGCCGTATCGCAAGCTAATGGACTATACGCTTTGCCTTCGAGTGAGTCCGGCATCACATAATCGAAGCCTCCGCTCTTATCCGCGCTGCCGAATCGCACATAGCGCTGACTCTGCACGCTGAACGAAAATTGGCGGTGCCGCGTTAGTTGCGCCAGTAACGCTCTGCTAACGCCTTCGACGGCGAATGTGTACGTGATATGCTCCAACGTAGAGGTATGGCGGCTGCGGAAAATGTGACGGAACAATCGGTCGGCGTCCGTTCCTCCCTCGCCGTCAGTCGCTTCCGAACCGAAGTATTTAGCGCCTTCTAGCGGAAGGATCTCCGTCGGTTTATTGGCGCTGTAGCACGTACGAATCGCGGTGAGAGCGACGGCGGCGCGATCGAGTCCGTCATACACGCCCGCCCCTTCGCGAAGTAATTCCGTTTGAAAATCGTCGGCAAGCGTGGTGTATGCGATAAGTTTAACGTTCATTCATCGTCCTCCTCTTTCGTTATCGTTATTTTCACGATTCCGACGAGTATCATCGGCAACCAAAACAGCGCAATGATTACTGCTGCGATTGCGATTGCCTTTTCGCCGACCAACGTTTTTAACTCGGAAAAGTCACCGTATTTCACAGCCAGGAGCGCGAGTATTGCGCCGATGATGATATAAACGTTGAATATGATCATTCAACGCCCACCTCCGCTTTTACTCCTGTACTCCCGAGACCTCCCGCGCCCCTCTCCGTTTCGCTCAATTCGCTAACCTCTTCAAAAGCCGCCCGGTAGACTGGCGCGATAACGCCTTGCGCGATTCGGTCACCTTTACGGATAATGTACGTTCCTTCCCGGTTCGCCGTAATGTTCCACTGTGACGGATGACGGAGAAAGAAACGCGGATGAGGCTTCGAAATGTTATCGATAATCACCGCAACTTCCCCGCGAAAATCGGCGTCGACCGTGCCCGGCGAATTAGCTACGCGCAGCTTCGTTTTAAGCGAAATACCCGAGCGCGGCCGTATCTGCAATTCGTAGCCGGACGGGATTTCGAACGCCAGCCCCGTGCGTACAAGCTTCGTCTCGCCTGGCGCAATAATTACGTCCTCACACGCTACCAAATCGAAGCCGGCCGATCCCTCCGTTGCGTATTGCGGTATGCGTGCGTCTTCGTGTAATTTGCGTATTTTAACGTCCATTCATCGTCACCCTTTCGCTATTTTTAAAAGTTGCGTGGCCTTCCGCTCGACCCAATCGCCGTATAGCGGAAGGTGATACCCGCTAGTTCCGTCCCAATTTGCGAAGTCCTCTGCGTAAGGGCACGCCGCGGCAATCTCCGGATACTGGCGTTGCAAGTCGCGCAACTCGTATGCCCATTTATCGAATTGCTTATCGGTGATTAGCGACGTGCCCATGCGGTAGTAAAGAAACGAGTGTACGAGCATTTGGCGGCGGCGCTGCGAGATGAGCGCGGCGATTTCTTCGTTATTCAACGTTTCCCCGCGCCTCCAACGCTTCAAACTCAGGCGGCACCTCATTATTCCGCAGAATCCGCTCAACGATATCGGCGACGGGATGACGCTCGACTTTCGTTAAATTAACGTGGTCAAAGTATTCATGCGCACCATGTTCGTATAGTCCGCTGAGTAAGCGGTAGAACCCGTTTCGTTCCGGCTTGCGCAGCTTATCGTTATCGATTTGCGCGAAATTTCCGCAGAATACCATCTTCGTATTGCTTCCCGGCCGCGTTCCTACGCCTAACATCGTATGAGTATCGATGTTTTGCGTTTCATCAACGATAACGTAAGCGTTGTGGAACGTTCCGCCTCTTAGCGTTTGAATCGGGTCGAAGAAAAGCTTTCGCCTTTCCTCGTCCCCTTTCGTCCATTGTTCGATGGCCGATCGCTTATCCGACGTTAGCACATCGAGATTATCCAGGAACGGGCGCATGAACGGGTACGTTTTCTCGTTGAAGTCGCCGGGAATTGCGCCGATATCAGCGCCTAATTGCGTCTGTAGTCGCGTGTAAACGATCTTGCGGAACTTGCGCTCCTCTACGCGGTGGATTCCGACGGCTTGCGCGAGTAGCGTCTTGCCGCAACCGGCTGGCCCCGTTAGAAAAGTAAACGGCTTATCGTTAGCCAACGCCCGTAATGCCGCGGCTTGCGCTTCGTTGCGTGCTGATATTCCCCAATATGCGATGGTCGCCGCCTCCTTCGTTAATCTTTAAGCATTAGCCATGCGATGAGCCCGAAGAATCCAAATATGCACACATTAACGTGTTATCGTCCACCGTCTCACCTCCTCGATTTTTCGCGGCTTATACTTATTTAGACGCCGCCCGATTTGGTGCCGTACACTTTCGCGGCCTACATATTTAATCGTTGGAAATCGAGAGTTCGCACATCACAAATCGTCAAATCCGTTATCATCCGAAACTTTCGTGTATTGACGCACCTTATTCTCGAAAAAGTCTGTTTTGCCGGCGTTAGTATCCTCGTACGCCTTGATCCAACGCATAGGATTCCGACGATATCCGTCAAACGGCCGATCGATTCCGAGCTCGTTCACGCGCTTGTTCGCCATAAAGCGAATGTAATCCGATAAGTCGCTCATCGAAATGCCGTCGAATTTGTTCCCGATGATATATTCGCCCCACTTGATTTCGAGTTCGGCGGCCTTGCGGAAGGTTTCGCGGACAAATTCGTGCGTTTCCGGCGTGTTGAGGGCCGGGTACTCGGCGAGGAGTTCCCGGAATATCTGCGTAAACAAGCGCACGTGCAACTCTTCGTCGCGGTTGATATACGAGATCATCGTAGACGTCGCAACCATCTTTTGGTTCCGCGCAAGGTTATAAAAGAACGCGAACCCGCAGTAAAAGAACAAGCCTTCGAGGATGATATCGTAAACGATCGATTCCATAAACGTTTGGGGCGATGGGGCCGCGTCGAACCGTTCATATGCTTGCGCAATGAAATCGTTTCGTTCGCGCAGCACGGCGTCCGTCTTCCAGTATTCAAAGATTGCGTCTTGGTCCGGTTTAGTGACCAGCGATGACAATACGTACGAATACGATTGATTGTGGACGACTTCCTGGAACGATAGCACGCTCATTAGCGCAGACAGCGAGGAATCCGTAAGATAGGCGGAGACTTTACCGGAATAGTCCGTTTGAATCGAATCGAGGAACGCGAGAAGTCCGATAATCTTGCGGAAAGTCTCGCGCTCATCTCCCGTTAGCTTCGCCCATTGCCTAACGTCGGCCGTCATGTTGATCTCGGAGGGAATCCAAAAATTCCCGAGCATATTGCGGTACATCGGGTAGGCCCACGGGAATGCGCAGTCGTCCCAGTTGAGGACGTTAGAGGAACGCCCGTTAATAATTCCGGTGCTGCGATTGGGTGCGGTCACATCGTAAAGTTTGCGTCGTTGAAGCGTCATAGTATCGTCCTCCTTTTAAATTAGCTTGCGCAGACTTCGCATTCTTCGATTTCCGTCGAGGTAGAACGCGTATAATACGTCGATTTCAGACCGCTTTCCCACGCGAGCATATGCAAGTCGAGGAGTTCGCGCGCCTTAATCGTATTCTTGACGTAAAAATTGAACGAAATCGATTGGTCGACATGGCGCTGGCGGGCGGCGTTCTGGCGGATTGACCACGTTTGATCGATATCATACGCCGACTTATAGAACCAAAACGTATCCGGCGAAAGGTCGGGCGCGGTTACCGGAATCTTGTAGTTCTTCTTTTCCTCGGAATATTCGCGCTTGAATATCGGGTCAATGGACGCGGTGCTTCCCGCGATGGTCGCCGTGGACATATTCGGAGCGACCGCCATGAGGTACCCGTTGCGGATCCCGTGCTCCGCGATTTCTATCAACAAATCGAGCCATTCGGATTGTTCGATTAAGTCGGTATATCCGCGGCTAACGAAATACTCGCCCGTTTGCCACTCACTGCCTTCGAACGCCGGATATGCGCCCTTTTCTTTCGCTAGATCCACGCTGGCCTTAATCGTGAGGTACGCGATTTTCTCGTACAATTCATCCGCGTACTTAACGGCTTCTTCCGATTCCCATTTAATCCGTTTCAACGCGAGCAAGTGGTGCCAGCCGAAGGTTCCGAGGCCGATCGCGCGGTATTTCTTATTCGTTAACTGTGCTTGCGGCACTTCAATCGTATTCAAATCGATGACGTTATCGAGCATGCGCACCTGAATCGGAATTAAGCGTTCCAGTATATCATCGATAACGGCGCGGCCGAGATTAATCGACGAGAGGTTGCAGACAACGAAGTCGCCCGGCTCCTTAACGATGATGATTTTCCCGTCATCCGTGTACTCCTCTTTAACGCTGGTCGGCGACATGTTCTGGATAATCTCTGTACAGAGATTCGAACAGTAGACCATGCCGGCGTGCTTATTCGGATTGGCGCGATTTGCGGTATCTCGATAGAACATGTACGGGGTACCCGTTTCAAGCTGCGATTTCATAATGCGCTTGAATATTTCGATGGCCGGTACGCGAACCTTCGAAAGATTCGGATTATCCACGCATTCAGCGTATTTCTCACGGAATGAGCCACGGCCGCGTTCCTCATCGTAATAATCTTCGAGTGAGAATCCACATACCTTGCGAACCTCATGCGGGTCAAACAGATACCAATCGGCGCGGTCCCGCACGGCCTCCATGAAGATGTCGGGAATACAGACGCCGGTGAACAAGTCGTGTGTACGCAGCCGTTCGTCGCCGTTATTCAGCTTAGCGTCAAGGAACGCCTCGATGTCGCGGTGCCATACATCAAGATAGACGGCAATCGATCCTTGGCGCTGCCCGAGTTGGTCAACGGATACCGCGGTATTATTAAGCTGCTTCATCCATGGAATGACGCCGGACGATATGCCCTTAAATCCCTTGATATCGGAGCCGCGCGCCCGAACTTTACCGAGATAAATACCTAAGCCGCCGCCGCCCTTCGAAAGTGTCGCAACGTCCGTATTGCTATCGAAAATTCCACGCAGGCTATCGTCGACCGTATCGATAAAGCATGAAGAAAGTTGCCCGTACGATTTGCCTGCGTTGGCGAGCGTTGGCGTCGCGACCGTCAAGTACAGATTCGATAGCGCCCAATACGCCTCCCGAACGAAATCCAAACGCTCCTCTTTCGGTTCCTGCGACATCAGCGTCATGGCGATAACGAGGAATCGTTCTTGCGGGAGTTCGTAGACATCACCTTCGTGGGATCGCGCCAGGTAGCGGTCGGCCAGCGTGCGGAGCCCGATGTACGTGAATGAGTTATCGCGGACCGGTTCGATGATTTGCGCTAACTCGTTGATTTCCTCTTTCGTGTAGTCGCGCAAGATTAGCGGCGAGTAAATGCCCTGCGTGGTGAGCTCTTTTAGCAACGCATAGAAACATCCGTATTTTTGCGAAGCGTCGTACACGCGGTTATTTGACGCTTGTTTGTAGAGTTGACGCAAATATACGCGCGCCGCAACGAATGTCCATTCGGGCTCCTCTGCGCTAATATTGTCCAGCGCGTTCAGAACGAGAAGATTCGTAATTTGTTCCGCCGAATATTCATCTTTTTGATTAATCGCTTGGACAGCGCGGTCGGCGTATTCCTGTGCGTCAAGCTTCGCGTAGTCTTGCGTAACATCAGCGATAAATCTACGCAGTCTCGGCTCATCGAATGGCAAGCGGCGGGCGCCGTTATTCTTCGTGATTTGCGTTGCTATCGTTAATCATCCTCTCGATTTCGATTAGGCGCTGCTCAATCTCCGCTTTCTGCCGGCGTAATCGCTCGACGTCTTCTTCGCGGATGGTGAGCGCGGCGTCAACGTGGTCCAATTCGTACAGATACGACGCTTTTAGCGCAATGAGTTCGGTAAACGTGTACGAGGTCATTTATCGATCATCCCCTCACGTATCAACCACGCCAGCACAACGGCCGCAGCGTCCGATTCATCATCGGTCCCGAACGCGTAATCATCAGGAAGTCGGAGATATTTTCGCACCGAATCGGCCACTTTCGCTTTATCCGCCTTCCCATCGCCGGTCAACGTCTTTTTAATGGTGGAGGGTACGAGTATCTCGTCAACTGCGTAACCGTATCGCCCGAGCGCGCGGTCTACTGCCGACCATGCGCCGAATATCGTTGCATTCGTGTCAACGCGGCGGTCTGGCGGATAAGACTCGCGAATAATGGCGTCGAACGGTTTGTGTTCACGTAGAAAGAGCAACGTAAATGCCTCGATAACTTCGTAGCGTTGCGCGCGCCCTTCTTTCGCGTCCGTCTTAACGTGAGTCGCCGTGAGAAGTGACGCTTGCCTATTGCGTACTTCTACGACGGCGAATCCCGGCGAGGATAGTGATAAATCGAGGCCCAAGTAACGGGCCATTATTCGCTCACCGCCATTTCCAATTGATCCGCTTGCGCTTCTTGTTCCGCCATTTGTAGGTTCCTTATCGCGGTTCTGTAATAACTTTCTTTTAACTCGACGCCGACGAAACGACGCCCCATTTTAATCGCCTGATATCCTTCGCTGCCAATACCAGCAAACGGAGAGAATACGACGTCGCCCGGATTGCTCCACAATTCAACACCGCGAGCAATCACGTCAAGCTGCAACGGGCAGATGTGTTTTTCGTCCTTTTCTTCGCGGGCCGACCGATATTGGAGCGTATTTGACGGATTAATATCCATCCATACGGGTGATGCGTATTTCTGCCATACGAATACGGAACGCCACATTTCGAACGGCCACGGTTGTTTACCGGCTTGACGTAATTTTTCCGCATGCGCTTCGTATGCTTCGCGGCTGATGTCCAATCCTTCGCCGATAAATTCTTCAAATTCGCCGCTGATCGGCTCCGGATTTTCGCCGGGCTTGCGCATAGTTACAAGGTAATCCGGAATGCCTTGACGGGACATTGCGCTGTCTTTTACGACTTGTTTATGCAACAGGCCGAGCGCCTTCGTACGTTGCTGCGCAACTACGGGATCTTTCCAAATGCAAACTTCGCTATGGTAGATAAACCCCTCCGACTCAAATGCGCGGATCAGCTCACCGCGAAAATCGCGGATTCCGATATATCCGTGGTGCGTTTTAGATGTAGGGAGATTCATGCAATGGAACGATACGAGACGGCCGGGGACAATAATCCGGAACATCTCCTTTATCAAGAACCGGAAATGTTCGAAAAACTCTCCGTCGCCGCGGCAATTCCCCATATCGCGATCACTGTTAGAGTACGTATATAGCGACGCAAAAGGCGGCGAGAAAATGGAGTAATGAACACTACTATCCGGTAATCCGCGCGTGATTTCTACGCAATCTCCGTTATAAAGTGCAAAGTTCGATCCAACAACTTGATCCAATACTTTAAACATTCAAGCGCCACCTTTTCTCATTTTTTATACTTGACATGCGTTAACGCATACTTTACACTAAGAATATAAAATGCGTTAACGCATAATCGAAAGGATGATAAACATGGAAATCAAGGTATTTAACGACGGTGCCGAAGTCTTCGACGGCCTGCTTGCGGATTTCTTGGCCGACAATGATAATGACGAGTGGTTGACCAAAGAATGCAGCAAGCTCGAAAGCGCTCGTCAGATTGAGTTTCGGGAAATCTCTGGTGATTGGGTGATAATTAGGAAATGAGCGTCCTCGACCAGATTATGGGGGTGAATGAAGCCTCCGAACGATGGGGGCTTAAACCCGGAACAATCAAAAACCTCTGTGCGGCTAGGAAAATCCTTTCCCGTAAAATCGACAACCGATGGATCATTGACAAGAATCAACCGAACCCATCCGTGAAGATCGCTGATTAAGCGATCTTTTCTGTCTTCAACCACGACGGAATAATGATCGGTGTTTTTGCTTCGTACTCGGTCACGTCGCGCTCCGCCTTCCGGATCGCCTCCGACGTTATATCCTTGGTGTATTTGACCATTTCGCCAACCATTTTCTTAAAGTCGGCTTCCTTTCGCTTGATGTTTTCGGCTGTCGCCCCCTCGCGACTGGACGTAATCATGTGGATGTTAACCGGCCGCGTCTGGCCGAACCGGTAGCAGCGCCGAATCGCCTGGAATACTTGCTCGAAGCTATCCGATAGTCCAACGAACGCCATATCCGCGCAATGCTGCCAGTTCATACCGAATCCCGCTATCGACGGTTTCGTAACGAGTACGCGGATTTTACCGGCCGCAAAGTCGAGCATTGCGCGTTCTTTGTGCGCTGGCTTGTCAGAACCTTTAACCTCGACCGCTCCCGGTATCGCCTTCGTCAGCAACTCGGACTCGACGTTTAAATCGCACCATACGATAAACGGTCGGTCCGTTGCGTTAACGATTTCGGCGCATGCAGCCACACGCTGCTCGACCGTCTCCCGGCGTGCCTTCTGCCGTTGCGACAACGTAACGGCCGGATCTCCTTCAACGTCGATGACGAAATCATTTATCGTAAGAGGCGGTAAAATATATCCGTCATCTGCGTATCCGAGATCGGACGGTTTTTCTAGTACAACGCCCCAGGACGCCACCCACCGCCAGAAGTCGTTTTCTGCATGACCTTTTAGCCGCCATTTACTCGTATCTCCACCATCATGCACGAAGAACATCGATAGCATTTCCGACCGGCTCATAACACCAAGGAACTCCGCGTGATTGCCGATCTCCATAAAATCGTTGGGCGCAGGCGTCGCGGTACACGCAAGACGGTACGGCGTAGACGCGAACGAATCAATGAGCGCCGTACGTACTTTTCCGGTAAACGACTTTAGAATCGATGATTCGTCCAGTACAACGCCAGTGAACGTTTCAGGGTTAAAATGCGTCAGCATTTCGTAGTTCGCGATGTTCAATCCCGGTTTAACGTCGTTTTGACTACGGCAGATCGTGACATCATGACCGAGTATAGCGCCTTCGCGGACGGTTTGCGCGGCAACAGCAAGTGGCGCTAACAGCAATATGTCTCCGCCGGTCTGGCGGTGTACGTTCATCGCCCACTCGATTTGCATCCGCGTCTTGCCGAGACCCGTTCCGGCGAAGATCGCCGCCCGCCCGCGCCGCAGCGCCCATCTTACGATATCCTTTTGAAAATCGAATAGAGACGGGTGAAGCGTTTCACGATCGACCGTGAACCCTGATGGAGGCATTGTCGCCTGTTTGTTTTTGATGAAGGATTCGTAATTCATCGCTCCTTTACCGCCTTCCTTATCGTCTTAATCGTGTTGAATGCATCGTAATATGCTTGCTTCTTGAAATCCGGAAGACCCGAACGCATAATTGCGTTTACCTTACGCTGTATTGCGTCGAACTCCTCGCCTGACAACGATTGCGCACACGCCGTTTTATACGAATTGAACGTCCATTTATCGATATCGAGCATAGGCGGTTGTTCGTGTGCTACGGCCGTTAATATCTCCGCAAAGTAATCGCAGACGCTCGACCGCATTCCGTCGTCAATCGCGATCCCGAACGCTTTGATATCCGGGTACTTTGCGCGATCCTCGTCCGTCATTTCCCACGCCTTTTTTGCAGCATTGACGTAAAGTATGACGTAGTAATCGACACCGTACATCAACGAGTAACACACCGTTTGCTTGACGTGATCCTCTTTCGGCCCGTTTCGCATAGAGTAATCGCCGGTTGCGTTATACGACGTTTGCTTACTCTTGACTTCGAGGCCAACACGTATAATCTCGCCGTCCTCGGTTGTATAGCGCATAATTCCGTCACACGTTCCGTATAACGCAAATTGCTGGCCGTTGCAATCGACGATTTGCGCCTTTTTTGCGAAATCCTCGAACATAGGCTCGCCGTATTCGTTGCGTTCGAACGTGAAAACCGGTGCCTTACTGTGCTTCTCCGCAAAAAGGATATCACGCTGAATCATGTCACCGATTGCTGTGCCCAAACGTTTCCATCGTCCCTGGTGCGGAGGCGTATCCGTTTTGTCGCGCTTGGCTCCGCGAAGCTTTTCGTAGAGTTCACGCGGACAACTATTCGCGGATGACGGCGAGAAATACGGGATGGCTATCGGCGGCCATACCTTACGTTGCCTATTCGTAAGGTAATCCGCGTACCATCGGTGAATCTGCGCGTCGAGATCATCGTCGAATACTTCGGGGGCAGCGTGCCATGCGTTAAGATACGCTTCGAAATCTGCCGCGATTTGTTGCGCTAATTCTTCGTCATTTGTGCGCCCTCGTAATGCTGCGGCTCCTGTCGTTATTTCAATCGCCCTCCTCTTCGTCCTCTAAGCCGGGATATCCGTAATCATCGTCATAAGGTGCCCAGCCGCAAATACACGGATGGTCCCCGTATTCGTCCGCGAGTACGCGAATCTGGCGGCCGCAGCGTGGGCAGCGGTAAGTTGAATACTCACGCAACGGCGTTGTGTGCAGTCGTTCCATTACGCGGCCCTCCTATAAGGTAGGACGATTACGTCAATACCGTTTTCTTCGTCTGTTAAAAGAATCGGTGATACCGGACCGTTTAATCCAATGCGAACTTGCGTTGACCCAGCGTCTTTGAAAACGTTGAGCGCTGCGAGAAAATACTCAGCGTTAAATGAAATCGTCGTGTATTCGCCTGTTCTATCCGCACTAATTTCCGCAGAAAAGATTACGCTAGGGTTGTCGTAATCCGCCGATATTGTCACGCTATTTTCCGAATGAGTCAATACGGCAATAAACCTTTTGTCTCTCGCGATTTTCGCGACATCAATCGCAAGTTTAACGCGGTCAATCGCTTCTTTAACGCCATTTGCTAACGTGATTTTCGTCTTAAAATCCGTTGGGATAAGTTTTGACGTATCCGGATACGTGCCGTCAATCGGCGCGCCGGTAACGATGTGCGACGTAAATGGTTCCGTGAACGTATGTGCGTCTCGAATGCGTAGCAATTTATGGCGGTCGCATACCGTAATGGAACCGTCCGCTGCGTAATGTGCGCCTTCGAGAATCGGCGTTCCCCCACCGGATTTAACCGCAAATTTTCGTCCGTGTTTCGTAATCAATTCGAGTTTCTTCGCTTGGCTAATCGCCATACAATCACTCCTCTTCGTCTTCGTTCTCATCGATAAATTCGTATTCCAGCGGCTCGCCACGTTTACCGGCCTCGTACGCCAACTTGATCGCGTCGGCGATACGGAAGGCACCGTTCAAGTCACGGTAGAACACGGCGTCCTCCGGTTCTCCTGCGTAAATCGTTACGCTTTTGCGGTTGCCTGCGTCATCTACGACCGTGACGTCGAGCGAACCCTTACCTGCGTATTCGTCGTAACCTCCGCCGATATTGTGCGTTTCCGTGACTTTCATACAATCACACTCCTAATCCGTATTTTCCGTACTTATCCGCAAACTCCGGTAGCGGACGTCCGGCTGCGTAATCCCACTCCTCGCGGGAAAACTCGCACATCCACCGGGTTTCGATGACCGTATCGCATTTCAGCGGACACGCAAGCGTAACAGTTTGCGTCATAATGTCATCGTATAACGCGACCGCTTCCGGCGTTAATTCCGCAATCGGTAACGCGTGTTTCTGTTCGTCGTGAAGCGTTAGCGGAAATTCCCACCCACGTCCGAGCGTACATTCGTAATAGCTGCGTATCATGCAAAGCTGTAGAACGTTAGCGCCGGACCCTTGTATCGTGTGGTTAAACGCGGCCCTTTCGTCGCGCCCGGTTTCGCGGATAAGACTCCAAAACTCTGTGCGTTCTTTCGGATGGAGTCTGCGCGATTTCTTGCCAAGTTCCGGATCGTTCTTATCGCGAATGCCGGCCTTTTTCATCAGTGCACACAGCCGTTTCCAGTTTTCGATGTACCGCGGAAATCTGCGCTTTTGGTGCCAGAGCGTCGCCGTCCACCCATGCTCGCGCAAGTGCTCGAAGGCCGATTCGACCATTCGTTTAAATCCCGGAAGCACTTCGTCAAACTTGCGATAGGCTCTTAGCGCATGTTCCTCGGTAATTCCGAATGGTTGGACCGATTTATAGAATTGCTCGAATGCTTGGCCGTAGCCTTCCGCGAGAAATAGTTGTTTCATCAGTTTCCGATACGGCGGAACGGCTTGCGACGTCCCCTTTACGCTTTTGTAATAATCCTCGAAGCAATGTTCCTTGGGGACATCGAAAAGCATTGACGCAAATTCTACGTAAGGGTCGAGCCCTTTCCGGAAGATTTCGGCGAATATGTCATCGCCAAACTCAACAGACATAATATGCGCTTGGAGGCGTGGTTCGATCGCTGACAAGTCGCTACCCATGAACACGTGGCCGGGCGGTGGAATAAACATCATCCTGACGCGCAGTCCTTCGTCATTTCGCGATGGGATGTTCTGGATATTCGTTCCTTTTTCCACCGATTTCTCGGCCGTTTCGACCAGGCGTCGCATGACATCGAGATAGGTTTCGTCGGTTACGGTATCAGGACGCACATCGTTCGGCTTGCCCGTATATCCCTTCGATGAGTAGCGCCCGGTACTTACCGTATCGAGCTGCGTATGGAGGCGGCCGTCTACGTCGAGTGCGTGCGGAATCTTATCGACGTAAGTTCCGAGCAGTTTTTCGAATTTCGATACTTCGGCCAGTGGGGCAAGCGATTCCTCTTCCGCAAAGTATCGTTCAAGTACGTCCTTCGATACGGCGCGTTCTCTTGATTTATCCTTAACGATTTCTTTCGTCCGGTCCTTGATTCCGAGTCTGTCGTAAATCAGATATGCGACGTGATCGTTGGACGAAAGATTAAATTCGCGAATAAAGTCGGGAGCGTTTTGCGGAATCGGATCCGCTAACTCCTCGGATTCGTATCGCTGAATCCGTTCGGCAAGCTGCGCATACTTCTTCGTTGTCGGATTCGCCCCAGCCAATTCCGCCTTGCAACGCGCTAACATCTCGTCTCGTTTTGCGATTCGTTGCGCCTGTTTATCGCACCAATCGTGAATCTTATCGCCCTTTAGCGCCATCGACATATCGTAGAGGAACGAATCATCGATGTTGTATGCAGTGATTAGGTCGCGTTTTGCCTTTTCCAGTCGTGGCCGGTACTCGTCACCTAAACGTTTGAGGCCGGGCAGGTCGATAACGAAGCCGGTTCTCTCGATATTCACGTTAATTTCTGTGAGATATTGGCGTATCTCGAAGAAAGGAACGTAAAGGCTATCCGTTGCGACCATCGTATCGATCTGCCATTTGGTCAGCGCCCAGCCTTTCCAAACGTCCTTTATCGCATAGACTCCGACGACTTCGATCGGCTTCAACATCGGCGACTCGCTGCCGAATAAATCCTCGAAGGTATAGTCGTCAACGTCGATTCCGATTAGTGATTTGTACTTGGCGACAAGCGGTTTTAAGCCGAACGATTCCTCGTGTTCATTGAGGATACGCTGCGCCGCCTGCGAATCGTAACGGACGCCTTGCGGCCTGAGTCCATCGTTAAGGAGAATCGATAAGTCGTATTCCGCGTTGTGAAACGATTTAATATGCTCGGGCAACGCCATGAATCGCTCAATCGCCGTCAGCGCCTTCGACCTCGTGCATTGGCGTTCTCCCGTCAAGTGTCCGTACGCTACGTAATATCCTTCGTTAAGGATCGGAAGCCATACCGAGTATCCACCGGACAAATCGATCATTTTATCGAGGCCAGAAGTCTCCGTATCCCATACCGTTAGCGACATGGCCGCGGGGATATCGATTTTCCGCCGAATCAGCGTGTTATTGAACAGTCCGAATACTTTGCGGAACCAGGGGTCGCGTTGCTGCCGCCGAACCTCTTCGCGCAACCTATCGACCATTTTCGGAAGTTCCGCGTCATCCGTTATCACGTGGAAGTTGCTCGGCTTCGTCCGCAAGGTTTCCGCTATGCGCTTTTCACGCTCGCCCTCCGCTTTCTTGCGAAGGATCGCCATTCCCGCGCTTACAACGTCGGCCTTCGTCCACTTGGCGTTGTCGCTCCGGGGATTGCCTATTTCCCCGGAGATAAACGCCTGCTTGAACGCTCCGAACGCTTGACGCTCGCGGTCCGTTAGCGACATCGCGCCGATTCGCTGGAACGCTTCGTCCGGCGTTTCAGGTTTCGCCGCCTCCCGCCTCTTCACCGCTTCCTTAACGCGGTCTTCCGCCGTCGGATCTCGCATGTTTAGCGTGAGTTTAACGATAAGCGTCAGCCCCTTTCTGCGTTGTCAAAACGGGATTCAACGGGGCATACGAGCTCCACCGTAGCGTATTGTGTGTCCCCACCTTTCGTATACACAAGCGGAGAGTTGGTGCCATCGGTCTCGGCGACCGTTACGATATCCCCTACAGATATCACTCCCGCGCCAAGCGCGTTTTTAACCCGTACGATATCGCCTTCCCTCAACTCGCCAACCTTGCGGCCGATTCGCTGCCATTTCGCGCGTTCTTCGGCTTCCTGGCGGGCCTGCGCGACTTCTTCGTCGGTTGCGCGTACCAGGCGCTCCGCCTTAAACCATTGTCTGCGTCCATCCGTGATTCTCTCCGCAAAATACGGAGTCATAGATTCGTCATCTTCCATGATCTCGAAGATGTCACCGACTCTAATCGCGGAGTCAAGCCGCTCGGTATTAACAACCTTCGCAAAGTCGCCGACGGTCAGTCGTTTCTCTTTCGCGTCTTCTATCGGTTCGAGTACGACGTATTCGGAGTAAACAACTCCGCAATCTTCCCCGTTAATCAGCGCTCGTACGTTGTTTTCTCCCCAATCCCTCGTTACGATCCCTTCATCGCCGTTACTGTAGCGATGCTCAATGCGAGATGTGTTTACGATTCGAATCCGCTCGCCTACCTTCGCCGGACGCTTGACCTCGCGATACTGCGGCTTTTTCTCTCTAACCCTCCGAAATACCGTAAATTCATAATCTTCGAACGCCGCGGTATTGAACATATTTCCATCATCGTCGATAATCTGCGCGTCTTTCCGCGAATCAACGTCGACCACTACGTAATATCCGCCGTCCGTGAGAATCCCGCAATCCACATCGCCAATTCGGATGATGTCGCCGACTTGCGCTTTCCTCCAGTTAACCTCGACGTACTCCGCGCCATCATACGTAATCCGAGCGGCCTTTGTTTGCACACCGTTCAATTTCGCCATTTAATCGACTCCTTCGCTAATTTATCGATTTGTCAGCGCTAATCACGCCGTAACTCTCACGATACATCTCATCGCACCAACCGCGCCAACAGTCCGCATGGACGATATCGTCCTCGTACGTCCGCACAACCTCGTCGCCTTCGCGTATGTCCTCGTCGCAGTATGCGCATAGGCACAAGCGGCGGGGCTCTATGTCGCCGGGCATACCACCGCGTCCCCTTCGAACAGTTCGCGATTCATTTCGACGGGCAACTCGACCCACCGTTGGGCGGCGTGTGTTTGGCGGCACCAGTACTCTCCGAGCCCGCGATTCTCAAACATGTATACGCGGGGCGGCGCACCCTCCGCTCCCAAAACGCCAACGATATAGTCAGCGTCGGATAGCGTATAGGGCTCGCCATTCGATTTCTTTGCGTTGACCACGAGGTCGCCCCCGCGATCATGCCGCTGCCGAATGCACTTTACCTGGAACGTGCGCCACTCGCGGCTTACCGGATCTCGCGCAACGATATCGAACGCTTCGTCCGTATCGGTTTTGCCCGTAATCCATCCGTTGGCGAGCAGCGCAGTCCTTGCGATGAGCTCGGCGTGCTTGCCGACATTTTCGGTCCAATGCGCCACTACTCGTCGCCCTCCTCGTAATATTCTTCTTCCGGTTTGAACCCGATTGCTCCGGTCTGGCCGAGTTGAGGCTGCGGCCCCGGCACCGCGATCTGAACGTCGAGAACGAAATCAACGTTTGTCTGCTCGCGAATAACGTTAATCGCCTCCGCGATATCGTACGCCACCGAGCCGAGTTTATCGGCGGATTCCGCGTTGACTGCGATCGTCAAGCGATCGGATACGACGATTTCATCCTCGCTAATAGCGCTCGCCCTCCTTTAAAATCCGAGATTATCGGCCGCCGCGCTCTCTCCACCGCCGAGTACCGATTTATCGAGTCCGGCACGTTCGTCCGCTTCCTCGATGATTTTGCGCAAATCGTCTTCTTCGCGGAAGTTCGCGAGTTCTTCGTAAGGGAACGCAAATCCAACGAGTTTCTTCGCTTCTTCTAGCGTGGACTCATCGTCGACCTCACCGGATTCAAGCGCGTATGACTTGCCATCGGCCGTTTTCTTAACGACAACCGCGTCGCCGACGAGAGTGTACGTTTTATCGAACTTCTTCGCGGCCTTTTCGAGCTTATCGTAATCCCCGATGAGGTTCGACGCGTGGTACTCTTTCATATCGAGTACGCGCCAGGTTCCGTATTCGAAGTCGAACACCGGAATCATAAAGTAGAGTTTCCGCTTGGCCTTCGCTTTGCACGAAAGGCACGCTCCGCCGTTAGGTCTAGCGTACAAATCGAAATCAGCGCCAGCCTCCCGCGGAGAATGCAGGCACGTATGCTTGCGGATAAACTGCGATCGCGTTGCGAAATCGCCGTCTTCGTGGCAATAGTAGAAGTACCAAGTGTCAGGATCGGCGAGAATTACGAATTGCTTTCCGCTTGCCATCTCGCTAGCTCGCACATACCGCGTTACGCCTTCCGGGAGCCCTTCGCTAAGGCCGCCGCCCTGCGCCGACTTGCTGCGCCTCTCCTCGCGTTCCTGCAATTTGTTGCGGATGGACATCGTGTACATCGACTTCCTTTCGGTTGATTTCGGGAAGGATTGCCTCTCGCCGCACTCCGGATATGCGGTTCGAGGGCTTACGCTTCGGCCTGTGGTAGTTAGCGAGGCCCTCGTAAGGATCTCTCGCCGGGTCCGTGGAACCTCCCCACAGTTTTACGTGCTCGACGGTCACCGGCGTCGATTGGTACACGGCTCCTTCCCGATTAGAGCGCAAATTTCAGCGCCCGCCTACGCGACACTAACGCTTACTTTCCGCATTAACAGCGGAAGTTCGGGGAAAGGCGCTAATGTCGCGTGGCCGACGCGGAAACCTCCGCGCCTTCCCTACGTTTATTTAGACGACGCCCGAAAGCGTGTCGTACAGTCATTCCGCAAATTTTATCGCGTGCTTAACGCGCTCCAATTCGCTTTCGATGATGGACTCGATACCTGGCGTTGCGATATTTCTGGCCGCGTTGTAGTCTGCGTTTGTTTTGTATCCGCACGCCACGCATTCGAATTTCGATTGCGACTGCGTAATATCCCTATTTGCTTGGGCGATATGGCCGCAATTCGAACAGCGCTGCGACGTGTACTTCGGATTAATCTTGCGCACGACTATACCGACTTCTTTCGCTTTGTACGTAATCTTCTGCTGCAAATCGTAGTAAGTCCACGATTTCAAAAACATCGAATCCGCGCCGATTCCCGTTAAATCTTCCATCTGAATTACGCCGCAACCTTGCCGAATCGCCTCATCGACGATCTTTCGCGAATACCGGTGGTTTACGTTTGCTTTAAAATCCTCGACACGGCCCCGCAGCTTTTCAATCGGCTGTATCCGCGTTGCCCTTCCGTGCCCAATACGCCCATCTCCGCAATGTTTTCCTTGTCGTAGCATTGCGTTGCGTCGCGCCTCAACCCTCGCCCGGAATGCGCGAATCTCGTCACCCTCGAAGAAATAGCGGTCCTGCGAATTGTTGTACGCAAGAACGGCCGCATTCACTACGCCCAAATCGATTCCCATTACGTTGTCTTGTGATAATTCTTTCGGCTTCGTTTCGTGCTTATACGTAAGGTTCACGTACCATTTGCGCTTTACTTGGAGAACCTCCGAATCGCATAACGTGTACTCTCCGGTTAGCAAGCGATCGAATATCGACTTGGCGGACCCTTTTGCGCGAACCTTTACGGTGAACGACGTTGGCGAATCGTATTCCTTAGCGCCTTTTTGCGATAATAACGGGAGTCTTACCGTATAATCTCGTGCGTCTTTCGCTAATTTAATACCTTGCGCACGGACTGGAATTGGAACATCGCGTTTATACGAAGGTATCGAAGCTTTACCGGATAATACGTCTTTAGAAAGAGCTTTGAACCGCTGCTGCGCGTCACGGATTGCGCAATCTACTGTTCCTGTAGGAATGTGTGGCAATTCTCCCGTAACCAACTCATAGATATCCGAATGTTGCGTTTTTCGTCCTGTTCCTAGTGATTCAAATTTCAGTGATTCCCCAAACCTAGCGCGATACCCGAAAGTTATTTGCTGAAAATCCCATGTCATTTGAATCGTGCGATTATAAATTCTCCATACTGCATACTGAACATCTCTGAGCGTCTTACCCAATTTATCCCAGGTGCAGTCTACGGGGCAAATGATTTCATACCTCATCGCCTTTATATTAACGGGCATTTGGTGCGAACCTCCATGTATTTTTATGTGCGCTTCACATTCGCACATGTTGATTTATTCGATTTTGTCACACGCTCATTGCGACCATTACTTTCCGGACGGATACTCGCAACTAACGCCTACACGCTCATTGCGACAACTATCCGGTAAGCGACGGGGTTACATCGGTTCTCGCAACTAACGCCTATACGCTCATTGCGACATCCATCGCTTTGTCGTACGACCAAACGTGTGATCTCGCAACTAACGCCTACACGCTCATTGCGACGGAGATTATGGGCAAGCGTTCAAATTTTCTACCTCTCGCAACTAACGCCTACACGCTCATTGCGACATTCGAACAGGAGATTGCCGGGGCGGGCGCTGAAAGTCTCGCAACTAACGCCTACACGCTCATTGCGACGTTGAAAAGGCACGCACTCATTATCAAAAGGCACGTCTCGCAACTAACGCCTACACGCTCATTGCGACGGTCCGCGCTTGCCATAATCGCATATATTGCGTTAGTTTGGTTCGCGGTATTTGTGCGAACCGTTTCATCAGCGCTAGTTAGCGCTTCTACCTTATCGAGCGTTATTCGCGTGCCTGCCTATCGCCAGCGAACACTTCTCGATTTAACGCCGCCGAGCCGACGTAATAGGTGGCGGGGATTCCCGCCTTCCCGCATTTACGCAATCACCACCCCGCGAATCACACCGGTTTTAATGTAATCGGCGGGATCTTCGTTCTCATCGCAACTTCCGTTATAAAGGAAGTAAGCGTCGACCGGCCGTTTCGGGAATTTCGCGTTGCGTTTGCGTTGTTCCATCGTATATCACCGTTCCTTTATCGTAAATTAATCGTGAACATTTCGTGACAATTCAGTGAAAACTTGTCACACTTTTTATGGGCGCGCTTTAATAAGCGTTGACATTCGTATTTTTTTAAAATAAAATAACGAATGTAAAGCAATATGAAAGGAATTATTTACCGGTATAAATCCGAACGCCATCGGATATACTGAATTAATGAGCTGAGTTTGACGTAATGCCTAAACGTCAAATTTTAACCTAATTCTAATCGTTAGTCTAGCACGTAGTCGCCAACTCTGTGCTATACTAACAGGTGAGGGTCGAATCAACGTCATGCCTAAACGCTGATTCGTTTCCCTCGAAAGTAAGGCTACGCCAAAGCCTTGCTGCATTCCTTTTTGAATCGTGTGACGTATCTTCTATATGATTCCGCTTTTCCACCGTACTGTTGCGCCAACAACGTAGCGATGGAGGAATCAATTAAATTTCCACGCGTCCACTGATTCAAAATCATCACTTTTTTTGGATCGCCTCCCGCCAAGGGGGCGATTTTTTCTTTAAAAAGAAGATTTTCTTCAACAAGCGCCAACTTGTCGTCGATCTCTGGAAACACTTCATTCCCTTCGTCATCTCGTCGATAAAACTGGTAGTCGATCGCTACCCCGCGGCACTGCTTCTTGTACTTCTTCGTTTCCCTTTCTAAGTACCTTTTTATCGATCGGTCCACTATCGTCTCCAGCGACGACTTATCCGAGTTAAGCAATAGTACCGCAGTTTCAATTCTTTGGAAGCACCCTTCCTCGAAATTTGCGGTGTTCCGAAGTTTGTTACGGTTTCGCTCCGAGATTTCGTAAACAATGGATGAAAAATGCCACTTAATCATCCACATCGAATCTTGGCAGCCTGCTCTTGCCTTCTCGGCCAAACTATTCAATTTTTCTTTGTTCAATCTTCCTTTGCCTCCTTTTTGTTCCTTATACTATATATAGGGCAACGTTTTTTCGAAATTGGGACATCGTTTTTAAAAAGATTTTTATTGTGATACAATTTCCTTGAATCTTTTTCCAAACGTTGCCGTATGAATCAAATATAAAGTATGCCTTTATGTTTGTAAAGGTTCTCCGGGATAAACGGGCGGAGGTGCTTCGTGATTAGTTTTAAGCCGTTATTCAAGACGCTGGTTGACTTGGACTTGAGCCTTACCGACCTTGAAAAGAAATGCGGCTTTTCCTCGGCAACGACCGCGAAATTAAAGAAAGGAGAATCCATGCGGCTCGATACGATTGAGCGCATTTGTATCGTTTTAAACGTTCCGATCGAGAAAGTCGTCGAAATCATCGCTGACTGATTAATTATGTACGGAGGCTACCTATGGCGAGATTGCGCGCCGGTAGCTGTCTCCTCGCAAAACGTCTAAGCGAAGCAGGCTTGACGCAGCAAGATTTAGCCGATCGCCTGGGCATGAATAAACGCCAGGTTTCCAACTATGCGACAGGTAAAATAAAAGAAATGTCGCTAACTACAGCCGTTATGATATCGGATATTATCGGGTGTAGTCCAAGGGACCTATATGAGTGGATCGAAGTGCCACGAGGGGATAAGCGCCGAAGAGGTAAAACTACGTGAATAACGTGGGTTTACCGGCGCGATAGTCTAGTTCGAATTAGACTACGACTATCCATATCTCGCTGAACGCACATCTGTACGCCGTCATAGCGTAATTTTACCCTTTGTCCCCTTTTTTGCCAACTGATAAAATCCTACACTATTCGACAATAAATGTAGTTCTAATCTCCTGCTTCGACTGACGGCCCCTGCCACCTTTTCGCGCCCCTCGTTAACGTCCTTGTATCGACCGGGAACGGCCGCTATCCTCACGCTCATATACGGGGATAACTCCGCGATAACCCTCCGCTGCCAATCGCGCCCCGCCCGATCATTATCGCGTATCACGATAATCTCCTCGATCGGGCTGCGGATAATCAAATCTCGTTTGGTCGCGGTAAACGCAGTCCCACCGGTGGCAATCGCCGGCATTCCCGCCGTCCACAACGTCATCGCGTCGATTTCGGCCTCAACGATGGCCGCCCGCTTGATTTTACGCTCATACACGAAATTTAGCGCATAGACCATCTCGCGTATCGGTCGCCCCCGCAATGGATTCTCGGTAATTATTCCGCATGAAGCGCAATTGTACACACGCCCCTTGCGAAGAATTTTATCGCTAAGGCACGCCGGGCATTTCGTTAGGTACCAAAACGTTTTTTCGTTGACCCTGCGGTACTTGACGTTGCCGAGCGATCCATCCGCATTGAACCATGGGATCGTAACGGTATTGCTGCGCTGATCGTATCCGATTTGACATAGGCGTTGTACCTCCTCGCTAATGCCGCGCTCTCCGAGGTATGGGTGGCGGCGTTTATAAGCGTCTAAAAGCGTTGAGTCTAGCGGCTTATATCGTTCAGGTACCGTAAGCCTCATCGGACGCAAAACAGGCAAATCCGAAGGTTCTTCGCCGCCAGAATCGCCATATACAGCGGTGAGGTATTCTAGCGTTTCCTCTTGCGTTTCGTTGCGGAGGAAGGATAGAAGCTTAACGATTCCTCCCGAACGGTAATTCGGATCTGTTGCGCCTGAATCCGTCCATACGCCAGCAGGGAACCCGTTATACGGCTCCAAGCGGCACATAAATGACGGATGGCGATCGTAGCGGAACGGGCTCGGAGCGATGATTTTGTCGCCGTGAAAATAAACGGGGTCAAAGTATGGCGCGAGCTCGGCGCGGATGTCTATATTAAGCGTGGTTACCGCCTCCTTTTTGATAGACGTTTTAATGCGAGACGTTGAGCCGCCAGCATTTCCCTTACGATAAAAGCGATATCCTCTGCGCTCATATCGGGATGTTCGCGAGCGATCGCTGTTTCTATGATTCCTTCTAACGGTTCGTAAGAGGCCGCCGCGGTTTCTCTCATTGCAATCTCCGTTTGCTTCGGAATTAATTTATCGAAGATAACAGGTAAGCTCAAGGCGATTTCTTCTTTTATCTCCTCGTTAATAATTCCGGCCAGGACAAACAGTTCATACCTGTCGACTTTTAGTGCGAACGCTAGTTGATTAAGCGTATCTTCCGTAGGTTTTGACAGACCGCGCTCAATCTTACTTAATTGAGACGGACTAATACCAGCGGTTGCGGCTAACTCACGCATAGAGAACCCCATTATTTTTCGACATTCTTTGATGAACTCGCCGAGTAAGTTGTCGCCCATTGCTGAATCAACTCCATTGGTAATTGTTACATGTCCTATATTATACCAATGTTTTCTACCAGTCAACAGAAAACTAATATAAGTGTTTCCTGCGAAGAAATATTTACTATATAACAATACTTATATAGTAACTATGAGCATAATTTTGTAAGATTTCACAAAAGCGACTGTAGCAATTACCTAGAACAAGTTGGCAAACTGCGCCGCGACCGCCTCACCTTTCGGCAATTCCCGCAGCACTCCGTAATCCATTAGTGCAATAAGGTCAACGGTAATCCCCTCGCCACCATTACGCCCCTTCTCGATTCCGATTCGACCGTTACCGTCCACGGCGTCAAACGCAAACAGAATCGTTGCGATTTCGAGTACGGCCTTCGTGGTTTTCACTTGGTTGCGCTTGGGCAACTTGATTTCTCGCCGGCCGTCTTCGTCGGTATCGCTGCGCTCGGTACTCGCCTGGATTGCGAATATCCCGACGACATCGTTTGCACCGATAATCCGCTCGAAATACCGCGCGGCCTGTTCCGCTGCGCCTCCCGCCGTACGGTTCGAATTGCGCCCGTACACATCGTCAAGCCCGTAGAACGGATCGATGACCACCGCGTCAATATCCGGATTCTGCGCCAATTCCCGGTCGAGATCCGCGAGTGTCCGCGTTAATTCCGGCTCGCCCTTTGCCTGCAAAATCAGCGTACCCGGATAATATTGGTTGAGCGCGTCGACCATGGCGAGAAAGTACGATTCGTATTCGGCGTCAACCTTGCCGGAAAGTATCGATTTATTCGGAATGCCCAGCGCTTGGTGCGTTTCTTCGTCGGTCAGCGCGCCCTCTCTCGCCGTGATAATCGATATGAGCCGCGCGAGCCATGGGTACGCCTTGACTTCATAGGACTTGACGAGTACCTTCGCGCCCTGACGCAGGAGCTCATCGACAAATACCTCGATGAGATACGTTTTGCCGCGGCCGCTCTCCGCCATGACACCGTAAATGTCGCCAGAATAGAGCCCGCCGATTTCAGCGTTGAGCGTTTCGAATGGCGTGCGCCAGAGTTTGAACGACTTGCCGGCCTTGCGTTTTTCGTACTCGGCGCGGAAATCGTTGCGCAATTCGTCTAGCGTTTTGCCGGCGGTTTTCTTAACCTGTGTACTCATTTTAATAGCAAACATATGTTCGGTCAATTGCGAAATAAACGATTCTGTGTCGAGCCGCTCGAAGTCTTTCGCTAATTCCCCGTTAAAATAATCCGCTAATCTTCTTTTTCCTGCGAAATCCTTAATTTTCCGCGCAAGGTACTCGAAGGAATCGGTGACGCCCGGAAGGTATTCGAACCGGCACTCGGCGGCGACCGTTACGTAAGATGGCGCGTTCCCGCCGTTCGCCTCTGCGTAAGCCTTGATGAACCGATAAGTCTCGCGTTCGCCCTCCGTTGGAAAGTGGTCCTCGTCGATCGCATAGCGCTTGAGCGCGCCGACATCGTTCTCGTCGATGATTTTCGAAAGAAATTGCGCCCCTGCGGACATATTAGCGTTCACCCCCGTTAGTCTTTCGCATGCCACGCTTGCTCGTTCCGGTAAAGTTAAGCTCCACGCATTGGTCGCGAATCCGATCGGCCAGGCGCGCGTCGAACACGTCGGCCATCTCCGCCATCGGCAAATTTGACGTATATACCGTTGGACGTCCGCTAGTCACGCGCTCATTGATTATCGCGTGTAAATCGCCGCGGAAGCCCTCGGACGCCTCGCGGAGACCAATATCGTCGAGGACAGCGAAGGGTGCGCTCTTGGCGGCTTCTTGCGCTTCGTAATAGCGGGCGGCGGCGGGCTGTGCGATTGAATCCGGGACCCGCGGCCGATTGAATTGGTTATACAACGATTGCCACTCGTTCACGTCGAGAAATACGGCCGGCCGATCAAACGGCTGCCTACCCCGCTTGAGCGATCCGATATAGTTAACGATGAGCCATTCGTTAATTAGCGCTGCGGCCGTTGTTGTCTTTCCGGTGCCGGGCGATTCGCTATAAAGGTACAGCGATTTGACCCGTTCGCCGCCATCGAACATTCGCGTGAACGTTGAGACGTATTCGCGTATAATTGCGTTGAGTTTGCGCTTGTCAGGGCCGACATAAACGTCGATATCCGCTTTGGCTACCGGCGACGTTGCCAGCGTCAGCAACCGGTAATCGGCGGGGACTCCTGCGCTGCCTACGCGTCCGCCTGTTCCGCTGAAACCGTGCATAGCGACATATGACGGGCAGCGAGCGTTGCATGAGTCACCGCTTGCTAACGTGCAGGGTCCGCGGAGTATGCATTTCGAAGCGTGGTTATTCAACGCTTGGACAGCCTCCTTTTCGTCTTTCATATTAATACGAATTTTTATTGGGATAACGATTTTCTTCACACGGAAAACTGGTACTCCTTAGCAAACTCATAAACACGATCATGGTCAATTAATTCGAGGACAGTATCCATTTTTCTGAAAGGAAACTTCCCTTGCTTATCTTCGTTGCCGATCAATTTACTTTTGTGTGTTTGCGATATGTTTATTCCCGAATACACTTACAAATCAGTGTAGAATGGTCGGAGTTTTTGCGAACACGGTCCACCAGGCATTTTGTCGTACAGCATGGCGATTATTTCGCTGCCTTTCTTTTCCTTGGCAAGTCCGCTTATCTCTTTGGCAACGGGAGACGGAGAAGAAAAGTGAGGTACGACATGAGTTGCGTCAACAGTTTTGGCGAGTCGCAATTCCGCGATTTGTTCAATCATATCGTCCAATTTCGAAATTAATGTTCCTACCAATGCCTCGTTTCGCTGAACGATTGCGGTCATACCGCGAACTGTAGCGTGTAATGCTACATTCTCAGATTGCAAATCAGTCAAACGTTTCTCAACAACCGCCATCGAATTTCCTTTTCCCCATACGCTCATTTAAATTCCTCCTTATTATCTTATAATAAATTCAGCGTCAATAACGGATCTTCCCTTATCAACGCAATTGAAATCATCCGCCAAATCACGTAAAGCTTGCGTAGCCTCGTTATATTCGCTGCGAGTTATTTCGTCCAACGTGCTTATTACGTGTTGATATTGTATTAAGTAGGCGTGGCGCTTCGCGAGATCGCGTACGGCTTTCGAGAACGACATTATCGACGTAGTTAATTCCTGCGAATTGGTTGCCGTATATCTGTCCGTATAGTTTTCGATATCGCCGAATTTTTCTTCGTATCGACGTAATCGTTCCTCTGCGGATGTATCGCGTACATACTCAACTTTCGGCGATTGTCCCTGCACGGATTCGAGAGTATCTCGTATAACTTCGTAGTCTGCTTCCGCCTTCTCCCGCGCCGCCCTTTCCGCCTGTAACGCCTTCTTTACTTCTCGTAATTCCCGCACGGTCATTTCATCGACCGTTTTCGTTTCGCCTGTTGACGGAACGGTGTGTGGCCGTTCGCGTTCTTCGGGTGGTAACGACGATATAAGATACAAAATGTCCACGCTTGCGATCGAATCGAAAGACGTCTTTCGATTTCCCAACCGGTCGAGTACGATTATGAAACGGTTTGCATACTGCGGGGTCATGTTGATATTCTCACGACACCACCGTTCCCAATGCCCGTGCGCCAAATCGTTTTCCTTAACGTGCTTCAACCGCCGCCCAATCTCGAATATCGCTTCGCCAGCGACTCGTTTGTAGGCGTTGATTTCGGCGGTAATCACGTTGATATCCGTTGATAACGCTAATTCCGTTGCTACAGCCACGCCATCACCTCATCGAAACCCGGCCCCGCCTTTTGCGCTTCCTCCCGTTTTTCCCGCTGCGCCTTTTCCGCCTGCAGCCGCGGTATAATCGCATTAATCCGGTAGGCCACGCAGAACCCCGCCGTCAATATCGGATACTCGCGCGTCGGCCGGTATGTCCGGAAACACTCATCGAATGCCTGGCGCAGAATTTCCGCGCCGTATTGATCGAGTGCCCGCTTGACTAGCGCCCGTTCAAACGCCCAATTCCGCATAGGTACGTATTGCTCGACGCCGAATTGTTCGCGGTTCATATCGGCGAAATAAGCGAGGACCGTCGCCGTGTTCCATTGGTCCAGCGGGAGATTGCGCCAGTCTTTACGGTCAACCTTCGCTTTCTTCGCGGCCATAAATGATTAGCACCCTCCTTAACGTTGAATATTCGTCTAACAAGTCAATCGGCCGGATATTCTTCGGTTCGTCTACGGTACCACTCAGCGCCTCCAATCGCTTTATAAGCGCCAAGCCAGCGGAGCGCAAACGCTCGTTTGCCGCCTTTAATTCCGCAATTTCCGCATCACGCTCCACAATCTCCAGCCACGCCGCGCTAACCTCCGCCTCCAACGTATGGCAGCGGTCTTCTGCGTCCAAAGCGCGCCGTATTGCGATCGGCCAGCCGGTACGGGCAAAGCGGAAAAATTCGTTATCAAGATTGGGATTTCCGATATCCCAACGCTCGCAAATCGCCAAGTCTGCGCTAAGATCACGTTTCATATCGGGATTCGCGTCGTAATATGCGTCTACGCCCGCCGCGATTTCTTGCGCGATTTCGGCGGCTTCCCTGCGCTGTAATTCTTCCGTAAGTTTGCGCTCTAATTCGCGTATTTGCGGTTCAAACAATACCATTAGCATACCTCCGCAGTTTATTTCGTAATGATCGCAAGACCCAGTATAACGGCGGCAATAACGATCAAGAATACGGAACCCAAAATTGCTTCCGGCCAATTCATTCCACCATCACCCCGATTTCACGCAGGATGTCGCGGGCGCGTTGGCCGCTATCCTTCTCAATTTCCGATAATCTAAATTCGCTTCCGTCATAGTTTTCTTCACTCGCATACCACAACAATGCCTCGACCAGTTTTTCCCGGTCTTGTACTGCCTTCCATCGCGCATAATAGTGTTGTGCAAGTTCATTTGCTTCATCTGCGTTTCGTTTCAAAGCACTAATTTGTTCCCGGAGTTCACCGGCATATTCGGCATGACGATAAGACGACATTTCTTTTTCTTTTTCCAGTTTCCGTGCGTAGCCTTCTGCCTGTTCCGCGATCTGCCTTTCTCGCTCATAGAGTTTGTGCAACCGCTCAATCTCCGCTTTCAATTCCGAAATATAGCGGTAAGCCTCATTAGTGCTCAACGCCCCTTCCCTCACTTTGATTTGAAAACACTCGAAATCTTCGCACATATCTGCGGCACCCGTTTCGTGCCCGTGCAGAGCGCAGATTCCGTAGCCTGCGAAACCCTTACCGCTTCCCAACCCGTTATCGCGATAATGTTCGCAGAAATCGCAGACAGCAGCGCAGCCATCACCGCATAGTTTCATTGGCGGCCCTCCCCTCAAAGATTTCACCCAACCGAAAAGCCAGCGCTACATCCTCAAGCGACTCAACGTAGTACGCACGCCGTATACTCTCAATCTCTTCTCTCAACCGCGCAACCTCCGCTTCTGCCGCCAGCGCCCGTCGTATAGCGTGAGGCCAACCGGTGCGCGCTTCAGCTATGAATCGTGCGTCCCATTCTCTACGCCATACGTCTACAACCGTTCCCACATGGCACTTTACGGTAATGTAATCGTCAGACTTCGAACCATCCAAACTCCACGGTCCCGCCGTAGCCGCCGCGCATATCGCAAGGTCAGCGTTGAGATCCCGAACAGGTTCGCACGGGACATCTCCGACATTCTGTCCGATTGGACATTTGTTTTCAGCGACAATTCCGCACGTCAAGCAATGTTTTCCCTTTGATTTATCCACGGGGTTCCTCTCCTTCCATAACAGCGAGTAAGGCGGCTTTGCAAATGGCTTCGGGGGCTGTTATCGCAAATGCGCTATATGGCGTTCCGAAGATTGCCTCATACTGCCTCTTATGAACAAGTCTCTTGTGATTTTTTAAGGTGAAATCCCATTGGTTCTCCTGCATCTTCTCCACCACTCCCCATGCTACGGAAATGTCGGTGGAATAGTAATCGACGATATATCCTTCCTGATCGGATACTGGATACTGGTCTGTAATTAAATCCTGTACCCACCTAACTTTATTTCCAAACACGTACTGCTCTACCAGCGCATCTAGCTCTCGCCCCGGCTGCATGGCCCGTATGCTTTCCCGATCCGGCTGTTTATTCATACTCTTCTCCCCTCGCTTCTTTTCCACATTCGGACATGGTTTCGATAAGCTTATCCAGCAATTCAGTTCGCTTGGTTCCCGGTGGCATGATGGCGCGAGCAGGTTCATGCGGAACCTCCAGCAGATCGGGATTCTCGTAGATGTTGCCGATGACTTCGAACCTGCATTTTCCGTCGTCCTCGACGTACTGCCATAGTGGGAAACAGCAGTTCTTACTAAGAACTGATTTCGTGTGCTCGATTTTGGCCTTATATTGGGCACTTTCGTCGTCCCATTGAATCGAGTACGTCGCATGCTCGCCTTGCGCTATGTCCCCCTCATAAATCTCTTTCCCGTTCCGATCTTTCAGGCCGATGTATTGACCTACAGTCTCCGGTCTTACTTGGTAAGCAAACGGCATACCTACAATGTTAGAGATGTAGTGACCTTGCTTATAACCTTGTGCAACGTCTCTTGTCAAAACAGCAAGATTCCCGTAAAACCATCTGCCTTGTATGTCCATTCCGCGAAACTTAATCTCTCTCATTCCGTTTTCCCTCCTCGTTTAACTTTACGTTGATTTCCCTTTGAATTAGCGCGATTTATCCCCGCAGGTATAAAACGTCTACCTTGCGCTGAAACCGGCTAATTCGCCGTCAAAATCGCCTCATACGAAGCCTTTAACTCCTCGCTTATCCTGCGCACCTCCGCCACGAACGCCGGCAGCGTCTTCTCGCCATCCTCGGCGGCCACTTTGCGGAATGCGACGCAATCGATGGCGGCGGCGAGCCCCTTCGTTGTTAGCGGGAAGAATCCGTTATCGCGCCACTCTTCGCGCACCACCGTGCCGTGCTTGGCGGGATCATAAGCGGGCGATTTCGTCGGATCGACGAGCACGCGGCGCTGCACGATGATGTTGCGGTCATCCGATACCAAGCGGAAATCATTTGTAATACTAACGTTCATTAGCGTCCCCTCCTGGAATAAGCGTATATTAGCGTTAACTAACGTCAGTATGCGTCATTAATACATTGTGACGCGGAGTCTTTTTATCTGCGGTAGATAACGCTTATTAAAACCATTGTCTCGACGACAATTTATTGGCGTCGAAATGTTTTTTTAATTAAAATTATTAATAATTAAATTATTCTTATTTAGGGTTCATGTGGTGAAGGGGGCCCCTTCATGAGGTGAACCCACCCCCTTCATGAGGTGAACCCCGTGCGAATGATTCGGGTATATCGAGTAGAACGTAAAGATTCGAAGTCTGCCCGCCGCTCGATTTGTTCTGCGGCTCGATCGCAATCAATCCGATATCTCGCAGACTACGTAAAGCTTTGCGCACAGTGTTCTCGGAACAGAACGCCTCTTTAGCGATAGTCCCTACGGAAGGAAACGCTTCCTTCGTCGACCAATTCGCGTATTTGCAAAGGATCACGTATACGAGTTTTTCGTATGCGTTTGTAAAGTTCTCCGTATCGCTGATAACGTAGTAATCGACTTGAACCTTGAGCCTTCCGGACATATCGAGTTTATCCATTTCGGCGCTCATTTCGTTCCCCCCCCTTACTTTTATATAGGGCAACGTTTTTTTGAAATTGGGACATCGAGATTAAATTTTTTCTTTCTAATCGCTTAGACGAATGTCGTACACTTTTCGCGAAAAATATTTTATTTATTCGCACTTGTTCCCCTATACAATTACGTATAGTATGGATATAATAATTACATCAAGAACAATACGGAGGCGGTCGAATATGAAAAGCGTAATGATTAGAGCTTGGGAAATCGCAGAAAAAACTTCGGATAAGTTTGGCGGGAAGAAGTCGGAGTATTTTGCTGGTGCTTTGAAAATGGCATGGGAACAATATAGAAAAGAAAACCGCGTACATAAAATGGTCGTCATCGGAAATAAGGACAACGGCAAATATACCATCGAGCGTTATATGGGAACCGAGTGTGTACAGGTTGTTGAAACTACGAGAAAGCGTGAATATTTTTCCTTGTACCAAAGTTTTTACAAAAGAGGAGCGCATATCATCGATTTTTATGTGATCGAAAATGGCGTTAAAGTATTCAAGGGGACGAAGACGGCATAATGAAGCGGATCGATTTGACGGGGCAGCGCTTTGGCAGACTGGTTGTAATTGAAGAGGCAGAGCGAAGAGGATACACCCGCCGATGGAACTGCAAATGTGATTGCGGTAATTCTGCGGTGGTGGATATGGGGCAATTAAGGAGTGGGAAAACCAAGTCTTGCGGATGTCTCAACCGCGAACGAACATCTCAAAAGAATCTGCGTAATCTAGCCGGAAGACGTTTTGGGAAATTATCGGTGATTAGAAGAGCATCTTCCGATGATAAGCATAAAACGCAAAAGGGGAGGGCCATTTGGGAATGCCGTTGTGACTGCGGTAAGGTAGTAAACGTATTATCGACTTACCTTACCAATGGAGATACCCAATCCTGCGGTTGCCGCAGATCCGAGGTAGGCCATCAGGTTTATGAACACGTGGAAGAGACTTATCGTAAGGATGGAGTGCTCACAACAACACTCAAGCGCAAAGTGAGATCAGACAGCTCGACCGGAATCAAAGGCGTTACTATCGTTTCGAAAACTGGGAAATATCGGGCCTCGATTTCCGTTAAAGGCAAACGCTATTGGTTAGGAGATTTCACCAATCTCGAAGCAGCGGTGGCTGCGCGCAAAGCTGGTGAAGAAAAATATCATCAACCTTATTTGGAGGAGAAAGACAGTGGAAAATAAACTTCCGGGAGTATGGGCCAATTGGAAGATTACCGATAAGAATCTTATCAGTCCTACAGGGAGATCCTATAAGCCCGAGGACATCGAACCGGAATTTTATACCCAATCCGATCTAGCAAAAGCACTGGGCGTTACTCGCGGCGCGATTGCTGATCGTATTCGTCGCGGAACTTTACCACCTTTTGACAAGGATAAGGTTTGGCGGCGCGAAACGATTCAGTATTTGCTCTCGTAATTCACAATTCGTTCGTTTATGTTCCCCTATACTTTTATGTGTAGGTGTGATAATATTAAGACATCAGCAAGAGCGACAAAAAATAAAAAACCAAAGGAGCGAATGAAAATGAGAAATTGGAAGCGCGAGGGTTACGAAGTTGCCGAAAAGGAGTTTGACCGAGACCTGCATGAATTTGAGGTTGTGAAAAGAGGCGAAGTGATCGCGACGATCACCCCGGCGGACATCGACGATATGCAGCGAATTGTTGCCGATCTGGATAACGGCGAAGATGTTAACGGTTGGGAAGACGGAATGGGCAACACAATTTCCGTATAAGGCAGACCCCCGCCAACCTTAGAGGCTAAGCGGGGGTTTCGTTTTATTATATCCCGAGATCAATCGCTTTCGTGTTCACGTTCCAAACGAAATTATCCGATACCCTTAACGCTAACCCTTTCGCTCCGGCCGGCACCTCGAATACCACAACGCCGCTTTGCGAAAGTCCCGGATTAATTTTATCGACGAATGAGAACGCTTTGACCCCGTTGACCGGCGTAAATACCGCTTTCGGATCGTATTTGTTTCCGTTGCCATCGATCACAACGAAATTCCCGTTATCAACGGCGAGCGCTTCCTTGCCGAGATTTTTCACCGTAACGTTAACGATAAGAAATTGATTGGCGGATTTTTGTTCGCCAAACCCCGTATTGTATGATGTAGCGAGGGTTGCGTTCGTTACGAAGAACTCCGCGTTATTCACATCGACCGCTTGATTCGTTTTATAGAGCGCTGCGTTTCCGCCAGCCCCTGTTGTACCGCCCAACCCGTTAACGAACCATACAACGAAAAGAATAACCGCAACGACCGCAACCATGATCTCAATTTTAATAAACGAGTGGCTATTCGATGTAAAAACCGGTGCTTCCTTCTCTTCGAAACGTTTCGAGAAATCTTTATTTTCAGCCAACGGAAATCAACTCCCTCATCGTTAATTATACGATACAGCGCCAAATTATGGAATAAAAAACGTCACCCTACAATACGTAAAGGTGACGTTAAGGTTTCGCTTAATCCCCGTCTTCCAGATGTTCCAACGGCGAAAATTTGCGATGTTGTTTTGCGATGTCTGTTCCGAAAAGGTTAACGTAAACTCGAACGATTTCTAGCGAAGTGTGGCCGAGGATTTTCTGAAGGGAAAACGGGTCGCCACCGTTCATTACGTAAAACTTTGCGAAGGTATGCCGGAAGGTATGCGGCGATACCCGCACGTCTTTAATGCCAGCCGCCGCGCCATACTTCGCGATTTCCTGCTGCATGGTGCGCTTCTTGAGCGGTCCATCGTCAATATTGACGAAAAGGAAATCGTGGGGCAGAACGCCACGTATCGATATATACTCGCGAAGGTGCTTTTCGAGCGTGCCCTGGAACGGGACAAATCGCTCCTTGCGCCCCTTGCCGAACACTTTAATCGTATGGTTCGCCCAATCGATATCCGTCGTTCGTATACCTTCGGCCTCGGTAATTCTGACGCCGGTATCGAGGAGTAGCAGCATAAGCACGTAATCGCGGTACCCAGTAAACGTTGTGCGATTCGGCGTATCGAGCAGCCGCTTGACTTGCGCTTTGGAAAACGTCTGAATTACGCGCTTCTCGGCCTTGATTAGCTTTACGTTAGCCATCGGGTTATCAACGATAAATCCCTCGTTATGGAGCCAATTGAAAAAGGCGCGCCAGCCCCGCAGATACATATTTATCGTGCTATCCGCGGCTCCTTCGCTTTGCTTTTCCTCGATTAGGGATTCGATATGATCGCGCTCAACATCGATCGGCCGCAAATCGACCGCCATCTTCTTTAATCTGCGCAAGATATCCGAGTAATAATCAACGGTATCCTTCGTCAAGTTCCGTATTCGACAATGCCGCAGAAATGCGCTAATCGCCGCGTCAAAGTCTTCCGATATCGGCGATAGTCCTCCTGTATCCGCGGATATTACGTTTTGTCTGCGTCGTTTGCTACTGTTAATATAAAACGCCTCCTACGCGTAATATTCGTCGTTGTAACGAACAAAACGCAACCGGAGGCGTCCGTGTACGGTGGACATCGCCTAGACTCAACGTAAGCGATTCGCGATAAGCGGAAATTTATCGTTATTGGCAGCGGGATAGACTCCCGAAAATGCGCGCCAGGCTTGCGTTAGGCTATCGGTGGGCTCACGTAACCCATCGGAAAATCCTAAGTCTAGTGCGTCTGCCAATTCCGCCACACGCGCCTGGTGGTGAGCCATGAAGGACTCGAACCTTCGACACCCTGATTAAAAGTCAGGTGCTCTACCAACTGAGCTAATGGCTCACAAGATGGCAACCAAAATTGTTTGCCGAAAATACAAAAACTGGGGATCTAGGATTCGAACCTAGGCATGACGGAGTCAAAGTCCGTTGCCTTACCGCTTGGCTAATCCCCATCAATTTATGGTGCCGCCGAGAGGAATTGAACCCCCAACCTACTGATTACAAGTCAGTTGCTCTACCAATTGAGCTACAGCGGCTCAGGCATATGGTGGACGCTGAGGGGATCGAACCCCCGACCCTCTGCTTGTAAGGCAGATGCTCTCCCAGCTGAGCTAAGCGTCCGAGCAGCAAATCAGCTTACAGGGTTAATGTTCCCATCGCAGCAAATACAATACATATAAAATGACCCGTAGGGGATTCGAACCCCTGTTACCTCCGTGAAAGGGAGGTGTCTTAACCCCTTGACCAACGGGCCAAATAAAGCTTCCAACCGGGATCGAACCGGTGACCTCATCCTTACCATGGATGCACTCTACCTACTGAGCTATGGAAGCATGGCTCCCCGAACAGGACTCGAACCTGTGACAACTCGGTTAACAGCCGAGTGCTCTACCAACTGAGCTATCAGGGAATAATGATGTT